TAATTGATTATCAGTGACTTATATAAATATATTAAAATAATTAGTTTTGATGTTAAAATAATCTATCACATCTTCTAAATTATCTTTCTTATTACAAACCTTTACCCATGTCCTAGACATGTTTTTAACTACATCTGAATCATCTTTAGTCACATCAACCCTAAATATATCAACAACATCCTTTCTGAATAGATTTTTATTATTAAATGGCTTACTTAAATATGAATAAAGGTGGTGTCCCTTTATTGTAAATGATGAGGTAAAAAATCCATAATCTGTTTCTAAAGTTAATCCGATAGATGGTTTGGATGGATTTGAGTCCCAGACCCTGTTTAAAGACGGCTTATATCTCTTCATAAAGAGGTTGTCAAATTCTTTATTAACAGGACCACCACTCCACTCTTTATATTTTAATTTCATTTTTTCATACAGGGAAAGTAATTCTTGAATTTCATTTTCATTTTTGATTAATAAGCTTCGAAAATAAAAAGACAAAAATCCATCGCATTGAGACATCTCCAATCTAGCTAGATCTATATCGTCATCATCTACGGATTCAAATTGTCTCCACCCCCTTATCATAAATTATATATTAGTATTCAGATTGGGATCTATATAAACGTTTGAATATTTAGAGATTAATTTAGAGTTGGATGACCCATCAATTATTACAGGGACAGAGTGTGATATTATCCATGGAGCCCAAACATATCCAGCCTTAGTAAAATCCGAAACTAATTTGAAGGTTTTTTTCTCGAAATGATTTTTGATATCTACAGTACCTTCAGAAAAGTTATTAACTTCAATTTCATTTCCTATTGAGACAGAACTATCTATTCCCAGAATTTGATCAATCTTTTGATTTCGTTGAATTGTTTTTCTCCTAATTGATGCGGCCAATCCCTTAGTCTCGGGGGAAAATATGTCCAAAATAATTTCCTCATCGATGGATTTAGATAATTCATCAACGAGAGCTTTTTCTATTTCCTCGATTACATCTTTGTGAGGAAATGAATTCAAATTATTTGCCATTTAATAATGACATTTTTAATTTCCCGCCAAAGTTGGTAATATCTACCTCTGTTGTATAGACACCTGGACTCACAAAGACTGTTGATGGATAAATCTTAAATGCCTTCCGTACTACGGACCCATTTGAATAAAAATCTATCTCAAGTTTAGTTTTAGTCACATCGACCACAACGGCTTTACCACTTTTTAGTAAAATGTCTTTAACTAATTTAGATTTGTCTTCTCCTATAATTAAATTCAGCTTATGATTCCTCTTTTTTATAGTCCACTTTTCCCATCTCTCATTTTTATTCAATTCCTTTGTCTCAGGTATAATCAAATCTAAGACAAAATCTTCTTTTAAGCTTTCCATTTGAAAAGAAGAATTCAATTTAATGTTTTCTAAGTCCTCAATAAATTCTGACATACTTTTACTTTTACTCTTCATGGTTAAGTATTGAATTGATTTTTTCTTCTCTGGTTTTTCTTCTCCTTTCTCTTTTAATACCATCCTCCATTTCCTTTACAAGAATATCCTCCATTGCGGCAACTGCATCGAACCCTTGTATATTTTTTAAATCGTTAATAAATTCTGGTGAGACTTTATCCCAACGGGTCCTAAGTTGATTCATTTAATATTTTATCTATTTTTTCATTTCGAATCTCTCTAAGATATTCTCCCTTATTTCTTTCCACACCATCATGAATATCCTTAGTCAGTTTCTCAATTGTCTCAATTAGATATTCAGAGTACGATTGATACAAACTTTCCTTAATATTCATCGTCTCCGTAATCATCCTCATGAAAGTCATCTTCATCATCATGTAAATCCAAATAAGGAAATACATCCAACGCATCAAAAAGGTTAGATATCTTCTCGATATCATCTTCTGTTAAATCTAAATCTGACATCTTAAGAATGTGCCTTTCTTGTAGCTTATATTGCAAAGCTCCATTGTCTACGAATTTATCTAACTCAGAGTACAATTTTTCCTCGTTTGTGCATTCATCTATTGAATAATAATTAAATAATTTTGGTTCCATTTATTTTTTTAATGTTTTTAGTATCTCAGTCATAGGTAATCTCACTGGTTCTTTCTCTGCTTTGTATGTCGCCATGACCCACAACTTATTTTGATCATCTAGAATTCCAATATCCATAATAACCCCGTCTGAATATATTTTTAGGTATTTATCTGAAATAGATATTGGAATTATGTCAAAATCCGGATTAGTTTGATAATTGTCAATTCTTTTCAAGAAATTAAAATTCTCTTTCTTATAAAATTCTAGTTTCAAAAGTTCTAAGAACTTAGATTTGCTTTCTAAGACTTTATTTTTGGGAACACCAAATACATCTTTCCATTTAAATCCAAGTGTCACATGGAAATCCTGTGGTGGTAGATTGTATCTTTTTTTGATAGCATCTAGTTTTTCGGACTTACAAACAATGAAATATGCGGTGTTTTCATTTCTTGAAGCAGAACCCACCCCCATCATTTTTAGATCATCGATGGGATATTTCGATAGATCCTCTATAGATTCAACAAATTTGGAAATGGAAGTCTCTTTGGAGAGTTTATTATATTCCATTACATTTATCACGGTTATGTGATGTGTTCCACCATCACGTTTTTGTTGATTTTCAATGTAGATTTTATACTCATCTTCCGAAAGATGGTCTTTTAATTTTTCTAAAAATGGAGAAACTACATCATAAGGAATCTTCAATCCAATGTAATTATTACCAACTGAATCTCGAATATAGGATAGATAATAAACCATGGTCTATATATTAGACTCAAATTGGAAGTTTATTATTTGTGAAATAGCTTTAGAAACTCCTCTGTTTCCAATCTTTTGATTTCGTTGCCTAACTCCTTGCCCTTTATTCCTTGTTTCATTAGCTCTTCAGCAGAAACGCTTGGTAAGTATTTGATAAAGGCATCGAATAGATTTTTATTTAAAATATTGATCCTGACCCACTCTATTATCATTTCATTTGTTACATGGCACTTAATTTTATCTTTATACATCATAAAAGCATTCTCAGGCGAAAGATTAATGAGTCTTATTAAATGGCAAGCCTTTGATACAACCTCTGATTCAATTTTAAGATCCAGAACTAATTCCTTTTCTAATTTTTGAGGATCATTATCCCTTAGTACGCTCGCAATATAAATGGGTAGATAATTTGATTCTGGAATATTGAGGTTGAGTTTTAAATTTGGGAAAATCTCTTCAAATAAGTCTAAGTCTTTAATAATTTGAAGATAGTTCTTGAAGTTTTTCTTATATCCGTATGCCTTCTTTATTTCTTCCCAAATCCTTTCTCGAACTATTCTTTGCAGGGATTTTTTGGTCTTTTTGATATCTTCTGTAGTTTCCTCATCGATATTATATCCATATCTATAAGCAAATCTACAAACTCTCATAATACGAAGAGGATCCTCTTCGATTCTTTTTTCTGGATCACCAACCATCCTTATAATCTTACTTTCTAGGTCCGATATTCCGCCTACTAAATCTATAATTTCTCTTTTATCCAAATCATAGAAAAGGGCGTTTATAGAAAGATCCCTTCTTTCCACATCTTTATCTATTGTAGTATATTCAACTTTGGGATTTCTTGATTTTCCATCATATGTATCTGATCTGAAAGTTGCAATTTCCATCCCCATGGGTTGGTCGTCAGTGTAGACAACAACTACTCCAAATGATTTTCCCTGGAGATTGGTCTTGTACTCTGCTCCAATTATTTTTAACACTTCATCAGGAAGAGCATCTGTACATAGATCAAAATCCTTTGGCTTATCACCTTTAAGAAAATCTCTAACAGCTCCACCCACTACATATAATTTCTTCCCCTTCTCAGAAAATATTTTTTGTAAATCTTTAACAGACTCAGGAATAATGGACCACATATCTGACTTAAGTGATTCTAAAAATAATTTATATTTAAGTAGTTTTCCAAATCCCATCTTCTGAGTATAATAAATTTGTATTGATATTGCAAATTTTATAGTAGAGTTCATGAACCTCTTCAAGAGTCGTTTCTGAGAACGTCTTCATTAACGAATCTCTAATAGAATCAGAAATAGTTAAAATTTCATCTGTGTGTTCATCTTTATCTCCACCATATTGAGGAATTTTATTAAAAAGCATATTTTTTAAAGCTTTTTTGAATTCTACGGCTGATTTTCGATCTGAGAATTTACCAATAAACTCACCATGAAATGTATCAATATTAGAGATTGTTAGATCAGTAATTTTTATTTTGTCTCGTTCCTCTGACATTCCTATCTCTGGCTGTAAGGAAAATAAGTCAATTTTATTTTCATGTATGTGATCTTCAAGAAAATCTAGGGATTTTTTTTCTAATTTTGATTTATCAATTTTAAAAATCATAGATAAGCACAGAGGTCTTGAACTTTCGAATGAAGCATCCTCAAAATATCCACGATCAAAATCAATGGATTCTAAGGTTCCTTGAATTGGAATTGGAGTTAAATTGTTATAGGTATGTTTACCAGGTCTAGCTCTTCCGTCGGCAGCTGGTCTGCCCGCAACGAATCCAATTCCAAATATCCAAAGATTAAAAATGTGATCGGATAATTTTCTATTCATATGATTAGTTAATTTGGAAGCACGTGTATTATGACCTAATTGTCGTAATTTATCTGCGGCAGATTTATAAGTATCAGCCTTCAATTTCTCATTAAAGTGATTAAATTTAGATATCATATAATTATATATAAAATATGAAATGGATCAAAAAATTTGAAAATGCTGAAGAAGATCAAATTCCTAATAGATTCAATGAGGATAAGATAGATGAGTATTTTCAGGGATTGGTAGATGATTGGGATGTTGAAATAGAATATGATAGTGAAACATATGGTGATGCTTACTCAGATATTTTGGCTATTGAAGTAAAGATCGGAAGAAAATTATGGAGTAAATTTCCTAGATTACAGAGAATGCATAAAACTATGGAAAATGTATTAGAATATCACAATATGGACGTGTATTTTAGATTTATGTCTGATCTAAAAAAATGTATTGACCATCTAATATCATCTTCAGGAGATTATGAATGTACTCTCATAACTCAAAGTGAGTATTCAAAATTAACAATAATGATAGAATGAAGTGGATAAGAAAATTTGAATCTATTGAAACCGACTACAAGGACTATTTCCAAGAATTAGTTGACAATTGGTTTGTTGGCCTTTCAGAAGAAGATGGAAAATTAGATTATTTTTTAATAGTTTCTACCGATAGTGATAATGGATTTCCAACTATTCGAGAACTGAATTATTCATGGGTAACTGCACCAAAGTCAATTGCGGATCAATCTGTGATATCATTTAAATCAATTGATTTTGATAAGTATTGTAAATTCATGGTGGACCTTCATAAGTGTTTAACTCACTTTATATCAGCCCATAGTGATCAATTATCATTTACTGAAATATTTCAAGATGTGAATTCTATAATTTGGATAAAATTTAAGAAATTAGGATGAAGTGGATAAAGAAATTTGAAAATTCTTTACAAGATGATGTGGGTAAATATGAAGATTATTTTACAGATCTATCAGATAATTGGGGAATAAGCATTGAAAGTAAAAAAATCAAACGACTATTACAGATAATTCTGGTGATAAAAAACAAAGAATTGAAAGAGGGATTTCCTGCAATTGAACCACATATTCAGCAGGGAGATATGATGATAGTTGTTCATACTGAATATATTAATGGATTTGAGAAGTCTAGACTATATTTTGAATTTATGTCTGAGGTAATTAAATGTATAGATCATTTAACATCTTCTTGTGACGAAGCTGAATATGTAAGCATGTATGAGGAAAATAATAACTCATTTCCGGACTATACTGGATCATCCAAGCTAGTAATACAATTTAACATATATAATGATTAAGAGATTTGAAAATTTTGAATACCCTAGATTTTCAGAAAAAGATATAATCAATGCTATAAAGAGAAAGGATTATATCTATGTGAAGAATATTAAAAATTTACCTGATCACAATGATGAAGATCCTGTTAGACCACTAGATATTGATACGGATGGATTAATAACCATTGAAGTGGATGGAAAAGATTATGAAGTAGATCTTAAAAATGTTATAAGATTGGACAATAAAATAACAGAATCATATTATCAAGATCTATCAGAATATAGATATGATAATAATTTCAAAGGACTTAATATAGGATGGTTGGATCGAGGCCATAATTATGAAAAAGGAGAAACTCCGGATTCGGTAGTCGAAAAATTGAAATCTGCAAAGTTCGAGAAAAGATACAAAGGATGGCATGTGTGTGAATTTTGTAAAAAATCCACTGGATATGGAATTGGATCTATAACAGGTAAGAGTGGAACTAAATATGTATTTCCTGATATGATAATACATTATATAGTTGATCATGGATATAAACCTCCCACAAAATTCATCAAAGATGTATCATGATCAAATCATTTCATCATTTTGAGAATAATAATGAATCCAAAAGTAATAGGGAAGTAATATCATATCATCCTAAATTTCAGAATGATTATCCGAACGCAGCATTCATTCGTAGGTCACAGTTTAAAAACCATGATTTCCTAGATTATTTTTCAGAGATTATAGATGATAATCCAGAACTACAAATAGAGGTAATACCAACATATGGTGATACTGGATTGTATATGATTGAAATAAAAGGCAAGCCAATAGATAACATTTCATCAATGGAATCTGTCATGGGGTGTGTTAATAGACTATGTGAAATGGAGAATCTCTCAATATTATCACTAGTTTGTCCAAATCAATCTAAGTTTTTCTTCGTTGTTGGGAGAGAGAAAATAACCGAGTCCTATCAAGGAATATCTAAGCATCCAAAATTCCTGGCTGAATATGATCCAGATAATTTCATACCAATAAGAGGAGATCATAAGTTTAATGATTATATGTTAGACATATCAGATCAGGATCCGAGTCTAGATATTAAAATATTTAAATTTATTCGTCATAATGTAGGTGATAAAGAACGATATCTAATTCAATTCTTTGGATACAATGTTGTAAAAAATCCATCTCCATTTGAAGAGGGATCAAATGTTCCAATAATATATGACTCAATAAATCTCCTCTGTGGTATGGAAAATCTGTCAATAGAGGCAATTGATTTTGTCCACAGTTCAAACAAATCATCGGTTCTATTCTTACTTAAAGAAGACAAGATCATAAATGAGTCCACAACAACAAAAGAAGATATTAAAGACTACTTTGTTGATTTTATGGACAAATTCGAATGCACTTTAACTGTTAATGAAGATGACTTTGATAGATATGAGGTGTGTATCGTAATGGATGAAAGATATTGGCGTAAGCATCAACACGATGTCAGCGCAAATCTACAATCTTGTATACATCATTTATTGGATTCAACAGAACTAGAGAGAAACGGATCCTATAATACATTTGAAAGGATTGGTGGTCGAATGATAATGGTTATAAAGAAAAGATTTAAGGGGATATATAGTAAGGATTTAATGAAAATGAAATATTTGAAGAACTTTTAAAGTATATCGAATGACGAATTATTAGAAATATTTTTAGAATTGGAATTAGATCTTCCGGTTGAAGTGGAATATTTTAGAAATAAATTCTATGATTTTGATTATGAATCAATATCAATTATTCCAGAATCTGGAGTTGATGTTGATGAATTAATATCAAAAATAGATCCAATTATTAAGAAGGCAAAAAATTTCGGATATAAAAAAATATAGGAGGAACATTGCCCTGGTGTTTGATAGAAGTATTTGAGCCACAAAGATCTAAATATAAAATAGATTTTAAAAGCACTAGATCAAATCAAGAAGATTCGATCAAAAATTGGAATTGGAAATGGAGAAATCTATCTCCTAGTGTACTTGGGTCAGTGATAAAATCCACAGATCCACCATCAAAAGATGCAATAATAACAGAAGTATCTATCTATTTTGAAATATCTTCTTGATTTTTTCTAAGAAGTGGATCAAATAGAATAACTGCACCCACAACAAGAACGAGAAACATACATAAGCCAAACCCGAAAAAAATCAATCTATGGATAAAGGAATCTCCTACAATTCTATTATTTATCACTGAAAAAAGAAAATCCATTGTGGCAATATACCCAATGATAAATAATAGTCTTAGAGGGAATCTATATCTTTTAGTAAAAGAAATGATTTTAGGTGATGGTTCATCTTTTTGCAACATCTATCAAATGTATAATAAATTATGATAATTGTTTATTGAATCCATTTTGATTCGGAATTTCTAAGAGACCTTGTCTTTGGACATCTTTCCAAAGAAAGAACTGGACATAAAAACCAAAAACCAATTTCAATAATCACAGATCTTATTCTAGCTTCTAGTAATGAGGGTCAATTAGTTTTGGACTGTTTCGGGGGAAGTGGAACAACAGCTGAGGCATGTCTAAAGACAAATAGAAAATTTATAATAATCGAAAAGGATGAATCGCATTTTGAAAAGATTCAGAAAAGAGTGCATCTATATTCCAAGAAGATCTGAATTTATTGATATTTCAGATAATAGTTTTGACTAATATTTTTTGAAAAGTAACACCATTTCATAAATGGATCCCTTCTTCATATTGTTTTTAGGAATTCTATCTATGATGTCATCAAATATCTCATGAAAGTACACCCTGCCTTGTAACGCACTACCTACCATATAAATATATGACGATTCATTATCATGTGGAGATTCATATACGAATCTAAATCCATCAGATTCGGCTCTTTTAATTAATCGGATCGTTTTAGTTATCAAATCTTGAAATGTTTTTGGGGATTCCCAAGAAAAGATTAAGTCAATTTCCCATCCATCATTGTATGAAATATCATATGAATTATATTTCCTCCCATTAAGAGAATAATGGACCACTCTTCTTGAATCATGAACAAATTTTTCACCAATTATGCTACTAATATACCAATATTCAGATTTGATAGAATCATCACCTATGTCAACAAAAATATCATGAAGAGTCATTAAATCTTCCATTTTTTCAGAAGGAGCTTTGTCATTTCTAAAAGATTCAAATTTCTTTATCATTATAGGGGAAATATTTCTAATTTTCCATACACGTTAGAATTTGGTAATCGAATATCAACATCAAAACCAAGATTTTCCATCTTTCTAACTAGAATTGCCAATTCTGAATAGAAATCTACTTTATTGTGTATGCTATTAAATGTAAATTTATAATAGTTGTCGCTAAATCTTAAATTCGGACCATCCACAGTATCTGAAATATCTTGCAATATTTCTTCTAAGTATTCCATTGATAGATCATCAAATGCTGACGACTTCATTATAGATGTTATTGCAGCTTTTTCTACCTTATCTCCTTTAAGATAGTAAATATTTCTTTTGGCCGGTCCATCTTCTCTATGCACTTCTCCGTTTTTGTTGTAGTAGATTCTTCCACCATCGCCGTGTCTAGTTTGATCTGGAACAGAGAACGGTCCAGTTGCCAATTTAAAGAATCTTAGATATTTTTTGATATGAGAGAATGATGTAGTATCAGATTTTTCAGTTTGTAAATTCTCTATATGAACAGAATCATCTTTATCCATAATTCCCCATTTATAAATTTTAAAAGCTTCTCCTACAGAATAGTTAAAGTTATTGTTATTTGTATTTTTCACACATATATACACTGATTGGAGTGGTAGAGATTTATAAGTCACTGTTTTTGCCTCATTAAATGATGTAAGATGTTTGAGTGGCATATATTATATATCAATTAGCTTTTCAAACTTTATTTTGCCACAATCAAATATCCGATGATATCCTAAATCTTTCATATATGATGATTCGGTCTTATCTGTCTTTAGATTTGATTTTCTAAATCTTGATTTATGGACTCTCTTATTACCAACAATGTATTTATAGTCTGGTCTAGATTCTGATATTTTAGAAAACCCCATTGATTCATATACACCACCAACTGACCAATCTTTATCAGAATAGCTAATTATTCTAGTTGGGTTGTATTTATCAATGAAAAATTTCAATAGTTTTGAAGCACCTCCAATAACATTTGTATTCAATTTATTACAAAATCTTGATAGATTCCATTCATTAGATGACATCTTCTTTCTGCCCTCAGAATGATCGAGTGTCATTATACCAATCAACTCTCCACGAAGATACAATCCTAATTTTACAATTGAATTTATACTTCCTTGTATATGATTTGTGTCTAGGAAATCCTTCACAATTGATACATCTGATATTTCAGATATTTCACAGTTCCTAGCTCCGATTTTTATTTCGTTTAACCCTATCCAATTTCTAATTTGGCTCTTCAAGATTTCATTTTTAAACATCCAATCATCTTCCCAAATATGAATTATTCTAATTCCCCTGTCTTTAAAATAGTTTGTTTTGTCTAGATGATAATTTCTATCTTTTATATCGTCAGAATGCCAATAAAGACCGTTAAATTCAAATCCTAATTTCAATTCGGGTAAATATATGTCGATTTCTTTTCTTTCATCTTTATATGATTGTATAATTTCCCCCTTGTAAATACTTTGAATAAATTCGAACACTTCTTTTTCCTTTATGGAAACTGAATCTCCAATCGGATTGCATATTGTGCAGATTGGGATTAATGATCTTGTTCTATTATAATAATCAGATAAGCTAATATGAAATTGATGATTCTTATTCAAATCACATTGAAACTCAGATATATTATTACCAATGTATTTTATGTAGTTAATATCTTGTGATATTTTGAAATTCTCTTTTCTAAAAGATTCTGATGATTGGTGAGATTCATTTCCGTATTTTTCAAGATTTGTTATTCTTGATTGTTCTCTAAACTCAGGAGTCATCATATAACTTGGAACGCCATATCTATCCAAATTAGTATTGATGGCTTTTTGCTTAATCTCCGCATTTTGCATAGCATTCTCTACACCATATCTAGATAAGATGGTGGATTTGGACTTGGACTTAAATTCTTCTGTATTTAGATATGATTCATTACCATATTTTTCAAGATTCGTTTCTTTAACTTTGGATCTTACAGAGTCTAACTTAGAAACATTATCAACTCCGTATTTCGATAAATTAGTTTGCCTTTGTTTTTCTTTTATGGTGCCTAATTTCAAGTGATGAGTCTCTCCATATTTTTTAAGACAGGTTGATTTTATCTTCTCCTTTACCGAATCTAGTTTCATGGGATGATCAACTCCATATTTGTTCTTTATAGTTTCCTTTATTTTCTTCTTAACTTCTTCTGATTCGAATGGATTCTTAACTCCATATTTTGACATACATATGTCTTCCATTTTGAATTTCCAACATTTTGAACATGAATATTTGTCCATTTTAACATATTCTCTGTATTCCACTTTTGAAACATTTATTCTACAATAGTCACAGAGAACATCAACTTTCAATTTGGTCCCTTTTGGTAGATAGTTGGTTGGAATTGTGATTTCTTCTCCAATTTCTAATGATTTATTGAGAATTTTAGAATAATGAGCTTTATTTTTAGAAGCTATTTTAAGAGTTATTTCATTTGTGAGTATCATAATACTCTATATATTATAATTCAAATGTCCCTTTATACCCCATAAAAGAAAACATCCCCAATCGGGGATGTTTTCTTTTATTTTATCTGTGTTTAGTCGTTATTTTCAAGGACTATTTGCTTGATCTTACCATTGTCTTTTGCAATTGGTAATTTAGTTCCTACTGAGATTACCAAGACTTTTCCTTTAACTCTTGAAAAATCAAGATTATCTGTATAGCCATCAGAAAGTACAACAGTATTAAACTCATTAAAATGCTCAACAACATAGTTAACACTAGGCTGGAGGATAGTACCTCCAAGCCCAGAAATTTTCATGGATTCAAGCTTTTTCTTTGATTTAAAGTTCTCTACCCATTTTACCTCTGTATCTCCCTGAATCATATTGATTTCTATATCATTTCTGTATACGTATGATAGAACTCTTTCAAATGTTCCTTGTCCACCCATTGAACCTGAGGTGTCGAGTATGACATTTACCTTGCTCTTAATCTTTCGATTACCTTTAAGTCCAGGAATTTGTCTACGATTTGGTCGAACAATAGTCTTTGTTTTAACATGTCCAAAGATCATATTAGACACACTACGTTTGATTTCTTTCAAGTAATCCTTGCGCTTCTTACGAAGTTTGTTAAGAGTTGTTTCTATGTTTCCGGAAGTTAGTCCACGAGATTGTAGACGATCCATAACATCACGAACCATTGAATCCCTCATTTCTTCAGGAATATCATCATTGATGTGATGGTCAAGATATTCACCTTGATTGTTCTCCATATCATCAAAGATTTGATTCACAGACCATGTATCAATAGAATCACCATCTTTAGATGGATTCTTTCCATAAGGACCATATGAAGGCTTACCAGATGAATCCTTATCATTCTTACCAGTTCCATTGCAATCCGGACAATCGCATTCCTGCGAAGCATTCGGATCATGTTCGTGTTCTCCACTGCCATTTCCTTTTCCTTCACCCTTTTGATCACCATTTCCTTTTCCCTCTCCGGGTTGGTTTCCACCTTCACCACTCTCTCCCTTTTCACCCCCGTCTCCGGATTGATCACCCTTATCACCCTTAGACCCTCCACCTGGCTGATCACCAGATTGTCCTTTATCTGATTTTTGTTTGCCAGTTCCGCCGCAGGTTTGACATTTTGACTTGTCACCATTTGCTTTTTTCTCTTTGACCCATTGTTCTTTCTTCTCCTTCAACCACTCATATAATTCTTCGAAGATCAATTTCCCGGAATATTCCTTTGGAACAAACAGAGCCATATTTTTGCCCTCTTTATCCTTTGGAATTTCTACGAAATTGTGATTAATATCTTCCCAAATAACGTGATTGATAATCATGTCTTGAGCAATATTTGACATCTTATGATCATATTGACCAGTTACTGTTCTTCTAGGATGTGCGAATAATAGATGGAAATCTTCATGTAAAGTAATGAAATTAACCTCCCTTTGTGAGAGATTTTCCAAAAACTTAGGAGAATAGTAGAAATTCATCCCTTTGCTGGTCATATTTACTGCACAAGTTCCTATTGAGTCTTGCTCATGGAAATTGACATGAAGATTAAATTCACCATAATATGGTAAATTGACCTTCGTATCGATCAACATTGTTTGTATAGTGCTGAGCAGCTTTTCGTGAATATTCTTTACAATCATTATGTTTTATATATCTTTTTTCAAATATAGTTCAAATTTTGAAATCTTCCAATAGAGGGAGAGTTTACATTTTTATATATAGATAAACAAATATATGAAATGATATTGGATAAAAAAGCAAAAATTAAAATAACTAGAAAGAACATTGATCACTATTCTAGATTTTTCATTAATTTAAAATTAAAAGATATTATTGAAATAGATATTGAGGAACATTTGATGAAATCAAGTAATCTAAAAATAAATGTTCAGTGTGATGTGTGTAGTATAAAGAGAATCATAAAATACCAAGCCTATAATAAGAATATTAGCTCTTGTCAGGATCATCCTATATACACATGTGATAAATGTTCCCATATAAAACTAAAATCAACCAATCAGAAAAAATATGGCACTGATTATTTTTCACAAACGAATCTATTTGAATCAAAATTCAAATCCTCAATGAGGAAAAAATATGGAGTGGAATACGCTCTTCAGAGCAAAGAATTAAGGGAGAAAGCTAAACAAACAAATTTGAATAAATACGGAGTAGAAAATCCCTTTCAATCTGAAGAGATTAAAGAAAAAATAAAGAATACAATTATTGATAAATATGGATATTCTCATATCCAATCTGTTCCGGAAATAAAAGATAAGATAAAAAAGACCAATTTGAGTAGACATGGGGTAGAATACCCAATGCAATCGAAGGAAATAAGAATGAAATCTGCTAAGACTAATATGTATAAATTTGGAAATTCAATTTTTTCAAAGACAAAAGAGTATATTGATATTGCTAAAAAAACAAATTTAGAAAAATGGGGACATGAATGGACTCTACAATCTCCTGAAATAAGGAGTCTCATATCTAAAACGAATTTAGAGAAATATGGAGTTGATAATCCAATGAAATCTGAAGAAATAAGAAGGGATATGATTATTTCAAATGACCCACAGTATGTAAGATATATCGGTGAAAGTATTTCTCTATTTGATTGTCAAATGGGACACGAATTTGAAATAGATATAGACCTATATCATAGTAGAAGTGGAAATGGTACTCCGCTATGCACAGTCTGTAATCCAATTGGAGATAGTCGGTCCATAAAAGAAAACGATCTATTTGAATTCATTAAATCTATATACCAAGGAGAAATTATTCAATCATATAAGGATGGATTGGAAATTGATATCTATCTGCCTATCCTAAACCTTGGATTCGAATTTAATGGACTTTATTGGCATTCAGAAGAATTTAGACCTAGAAGATATCATATAGACAAAACAAATTATTTCGAGAAAAAAGGAATTAGAATAATTCACATTTGGGAAGATGATTGGACATATAGAGGTGAGATAATTAAGAGTCAAATTAGAAATTGGATAGGTGATGTTAAAGAAAGAATCTTTGCAAGAAAGTGCAAAATTAGGGAAGTCAGCTCAGATATTTCTAAAGAATTTCTTGATTTAAATCATGTCCAGGGATCATGTAATTCTATTAAGCAATTAGGATTGTACTTTAATGATGAGTTAGTCAGTATAATGACCTTCGATCATTCTGAGGGCAGAAAGAAAATGCCTATAAATGATTGGAATTTATCTAGATTCTGCAATAAGTTAAATACAAGTATTATTGGAGGAGCCTCAAAGCTATTCCAATTCTTCATCAGGAACTATTCTCCATTAAGAGTTATTAGCTACGCAGATAGAAATTGGAGCAATGGAAATTTATATTTCAAATTAGGATTTAGTCATATTTCTAATTCCAAAGAAGACTATAAATATGTTGTTGAAAATAGAAGAATTCATAAATCAAGATTCAGAAAATCTAAATTGGACACTAACTTGTCCGAATCAGAATACATGAGATTGAATAGTATTCCGAAGATATGGGATTGTGGGAAGATGAAATTCGAGTTAAAAAATTGATGAATAAATTCCATTTTTTATTCATCAAAAAAAGAACAGGGAGAAATGATTATTTTATACATAATAAAAAATCATAATAAAAATGGGATTAAGAATCATTGATACTGCCGCTAAATATGGCATCAATTGGCTAGATGGTAATAAACGTGTCAAAGAAAAATTCTCTACTGCGGCTGCTGCAAAATCAGCCCTTACTTGGGCTTGGCAACGATGGAGTAACGACGGCATGACTGAACAAATCTTCATGGATACTTATTTAGGATGTGCTGTTGCTCAAGACATTGCTTGGACAGAGGAAGCCCCTAATAATCTTATAAGTGGGTATTTAAATGCGTATAATTTTGCTGATTGGACAAAAGCTGTTGGTAAATGGAAAATGAATCGAACCGTGCAAATACCACGTGGTGGTATGGAGGGGTCTTCTTCATTTTGGTATGCTGGACAAGGTAGTGATCATGGCATGGCAGCTACAGAATTCGTCATGGATGACTCTGATTGGTGGCCACTTAATAAAGTTGAAAGGCGAGTGTTTGAGACTCCAAATAGCTCATTAGCAGGAACAAACAATTTGTCGTACAATGAGAGTTTCCGAATTGAGCGTATACTTCTATCAGGCCCAGGAAAATTTGGAGATGGAATAAACCGAATGGGTATCTTTCTGAGACGAGGAGGTGAATGCACATGGGTTAATCAGGTTCGATCAAATGATTTCCAGAGAGGCATTGTGATATTTGGCGGTGTCCCTTTAACATGTGGAACATTAACAACTTTCGGAAATGAGTTCCAGGGCCTGTTATTTGCCGGATCAGCATTATCAACCCTTAATATTCAAACACTCAGTGGTGATGACAATGCGGAACTAATAGGCTTAAGATATGCATATGACAGTAATCCTGGTGGGCGTGTTAATATCGGATTATTGAAATCAGAGGGTGGAATTACATCTGGCCACACATTCAGAAACCAAATAGCTGGCAGATTCGATGGTCAATATGTTGTAAATATTGGTATGGTGTCATTTGCTAATAAGGCTCCATCTGTACCTGAAGCAATGTTTGTTATTGATCCAAGACTACCGGATGGTTCCCCACAAAGATCTCTACTCAATGTGGGTGGATGTATTGGATATGGTTATTCGAAGTTGTTAATCAACAAATACACAGGAAAATCTTGGAGCAGCAGTGGTGACTATTCAGGTGTTGAATTTAAACACTATGCCTCGGGAGATAAGTTAATTACTGGAGCTAATGGAGTCATCGATTCAAATGGGTCTTCTACCGAACCAAATAATCCTACAAATCCAACTGATCCAAATAATCCTACAAATCCTACAAATCCTACAGGTAATTTGACATTCGTTCCTTTTGCAACCGGAACGGAAGCTGGCATTTTGCGTGAAGCCAAATATGCTGTTGACGGTAACCAATCAACATTTTGGATATCAGGAAAAAGCATGTCTAATGGACAATCAGTGGAGGTTTCATTCACTTCCCAATCAGTTACTGGTGTTGCATTCTCAAGTGGATCATATACAAACAGCTATCCACGCACATACACAGTGGATTACTGGACAGGTAGTGCATGGGTCAAGCTAGGGAATTATACTGGCGCAGTTAATAGTTCCGCAACATGGGCAGCAAAAACAACCACGAAATTGCGTATTACTTGTAATACTGTAAACGGAAACTGGTGGGCAATATCTGAATTAACATTGAAATAATATTAATTTTCGATTTTAACGATTTTTATATCTCTGAGAATGTCCTTTGGTAGAGAAAGATCTCTATTCAATTTGTAGTATGGAAATCCACTCGAAATATTTATAGCCACATCATAAATTCCATCTCTTCCTACGATAAAGTCTCCGATATCTATATTAGATATTAGATTTCCATCGTCTGATATACCAGCTATTCCTATTTCTCCAATGAATCCGGGAATAACGATGCCAGAAATTAGATCCGATTCACACCATTCATTAAATGTATCTTCTGGATCATTTTTAGATAGATCTAGAAATTTCTGATATTGATCAATTGTCATAACCGATCCAAACCCCATGGAATTTACATTTTCTTTATCCTTACCATCAACATATAAACAGAATCGACATTCATCGTCATATATCATAAACTCAGCAACCGTATTAACTGGTTGTTCCATATCTTTTCCAAATCCCAAAAGAACAATATCTGTTGGATTGTCGAATGTGGCAAGTGTTTTGAACCCATCAGAAAGGGAATTTTCATCCTTTTTTGAATCAGCATTGTCTGTGTTATCTGTGACACTTTCTTGTCTCTCAATTGGCTTTTCAGGCTTGCTCACGGTGTAAGAATTAGATCCACACATTTTCTCGAATTCAGGAGATTGTTCGAATCCCATTCTAGTCATTTTAGACACTAATTGATGCCAATTTAGATCTCCTCGATACTCGTATTCATTTTCCGAAATCATATTGATGCTTGATTTTGCGGATGATCCTAGGCTAAAGACCTTTTTTAGGATATCCGCGGGTAGTTTAAAATCTTTCTTTTCTAGGTCATCTTTCATACCAACTTGTATATTGAATATTCCTTGTGTCAGGAATAAAAGGACTTTAGACCCATCAAGTTTTAGGAGTGGGGCTATTTTATCAACAACTTCTTTTGTTTTTTCATCAGGAACAATGTCAGACTTTTTTTCTTCTGAGACAAAGAATACCCATCCATTTGGATCGTCTCCAGGTGTCATAGTCTCCAGTCGTGTATTCAGAACTCCAAGATTTTCTTGGAATGTCTTCAATTTATTTTCTGCGGTCTTTAGTTCAAATTGAGTCTTATGAATTTCCTTCTCAGCCTTCTCAATTCTGTCCTTAAGCTCGATGATTTTTTCCTCATTCATTTTCCTAAAAGATTCTGCGAGATAGTTTTCTGCAACATTGGTAATTGTTTCTGTTACTTCTTCTGAAACATTCTCACTTCGAGGTGATTCAATATTTGAAACTTCATTATCAGAATCACCAAACAAGGAATCTAAAATGGAAAGAGCCTTATTTGATAATTTTGTATCAGATGGTTGGGATTTTTCTTCCTCTGAATCACCATTAATCATAGAAAAAAGTTTATCAATTGGCTTTTCGTGATCTACTTCAAGATAGCAAGTGGTATTATCTGCAATCTTGATTGTCTTCTTATCGGGATCTTGGTTTTTAACAACTTTAAAGCTAAGACCATGAACAATGAATTTTCCAGTATATCCTGTAACATCACGCTCACAAATATCATCAATTAGTCTTTGTACCATTTCAGTGGTTGTAAAATTGGTTCCAATTTCTATAAGATCGATTGTTCCATCGGGAAATAGTGTCATTTCAAATTTGACATTATCAAGCATTCCAGATAGCTGCTTTCCATCAATGGTTGCCTTATCTGATAAGAGTCGAACTCCACCTTTGAGTGCAGTAACAAATCCTAAAAATCTCTTATTGGGCCTAAAATCACCAGTTGTTTTTAGAATTGTTTCAATTTTATCTGATCTCTTGAATTCAGTGCCATCAAACACAGAATCAATGAGAGAGTCGTGAACACATCCTGAAAGGCAAATTTCCTCCAATAATTTTTCATTACTCATGGCATTATATTCCTTGATTCTTTCATCTTTATCTTCTTCATGCAAAGAAGATAACCACTCAATGGCATAGTCTCTAGAAAGGACAATCATAATTGGATCGACTTCTTTCCATCCATTCTTCCAATCATAGTAGTCCTTGTAATCAGACACGGATCCATCTACCCACTCAAGAGTTAGAATATCATAGTCTTTTGGTGATTCATCGATGGCCTTCACCAATCCAATGGTATTATACTTTGGATCATCCTTATCCATAATTTTGGCATACATGCCGGTCCTGAATTCTCCCTTCATTATTTAGTTTTATTTTGATAAAAGTAAAAGTCTTTAACACACCAGCTGGATTTATTAGCTTTCTTTGATCCCAAACTGCAAAGTATTGTAAATTTCTTTGTTATGAGGCTCTCACAAACATACATATATTTTGTGAATCGATGATCATTAGATACCACTCGATAAAGTTTAAACAGTCCGGGCCTTTTCCTATTCTTAAATAGGCCAGCCACTCTTTTAAGTTTTTTTGTTCCCATGTTAGAATCCTAGTTGTTCAAGTTGATATGCTCTGAATTCCTGTTTTCCGACAGCACCAATCTCAAATCCCCTGCGGAAAAAGATATCAAATAGATGCTCATGTCCCATTTCTTTTGCGGCCATGGCTCGATTTATACATTTATGCTCGTCTGTAATTCTATCAGCCTGGATTTGAGCAAGCTTCATTTGGCGATCCTTGTCACCATTAGACTTAGTAATTATGTCCTCAATGCGAGTGTAGTTTTTAGAAAACTCTCTTTTGGATTGTCCTTTATATTTTGGCATTTTGTGAAATACAAATATAGTTGAAAAAATATTATATCCTAATAATTTCTTCCTCTCTTACAGTTCCTATAATTCCTCTTGATAGATGGTAAATATATCTAAATCCTTGAATATCAATGATATGTATACTATTATAATCAACCCAATAATGTTTATTCTCTTTATTCTCTTTCTTCATTCGTGATATAATTAAGGATTGAATCTTTTGATTCATAAGGTTATATACCTCCCATTTAAGTCTACTTTCCTTTATGGACATAAGCCTTTTCATTTCATTTCCAAAAGGAAGAATATCTTCTAAGATCATTGATATTTTACTATCTCGATCCATATCAAAATCTCGAAATGTATATCCGTTGTCTTTTATAATAAATGCTCTAATAAACGACTTCTTAGAATCAGTTGAGTTAAAATATACAACATATTCTCCATTTCCTTCACGAGGAATGATTGTTTTCAAATATGTAACATAATCCCAGAAGTTCTTATTACTCTTTTCAAATCTAAGATTCAGTCTTAGATACAAATCATGTAGATTATTGATATTCCACTTCTTTGGATATCTATTGAATTTTTTATAGAATTCAGAGTTATTAGAATTTAGCCTAATCATGACTTCAAAATATTATCAATTTTTATATCTCTTAATTCAGAATATCTATACTTTCTACTCGGATTAAATCCATTTGGATTAAATCCATTTATTCTATTTTTTAGAATGCTTATTTGGTCTTTCTGGAAGAAGATCATGACATCTGCCCTATAAAGAATTTCTGATTCAACTCTAGAAACGGCTCCATCGATGGTAGCATATGACATTTTTGTTATGATCAAATTTCTATCTCTGGGGAAGCTTTTAATAAAATTTATAAAATCAGTTTTGAACTCAAATATATTTGATCTTGGTCGAATATTTATTGTGGATACGTCCATAATGACCTTTTTGAAATCACCAATATTTAATTTAGAAATGTCGTCTACAAATTCAATTCTGTGGTAATCAGAAAATATTGGAAGAAAGGATTCTAAATGGCGCTCTGAGGCGGCTTGATATCCAATAATTGTTATTGGACTTGATAATATGTCCTTTATTAATTCTTGCAAGATAGTCTCTCTTTTAAGAGTAGTAGCTTGAATTTGCGTTGGGGCGGAAGTTCGAAATCGAATTTCCTTTCAACATGATACAGATCAATTATTCTCTTCCTAGCATATATAACATACTCACTAATCTTTCTTTCACGAGCACCATTAATTTCCTTAATGTGGCTCTCGGGGAAATCGATAGTGAAGTCAACCATTGAAGAAAATTTATTGCACTCTTCTAGAAGAAATTGACGAGCATTATCAAATCCATCCTCAAGATTCTCTACAATCTTTTTGTCAATATGATGTTTAACCATGCTCATTTTATGATTCGTTTTTTAATACCTAATCCTATCAATAATCCCATCAATGCCCCGCCAACATGTGCAAAATGTGCAGTGCTACTTTGATAAACTCCAATATGTGAGAGAAGGCCAGATATAGATTCGTATACTAAAAGACCAGCAGCAACGTGTTTAGCCTTAACATTGAAAATAAAAAATAGAGATAGCTCAGAATTTGGATTTAATATACAAAATAAAAATAATATACCAAAAACTGCCCCTGATGCCCCAATCATTGGTGTGTCAGAATACCAATTTGTACTCATTGCGAGAATTGCTGCAAAAAGACCAGAACAGAAATAGAATATGCAAAATTTAGTGCTTCCAAGAAGTCTTTCACAAATAGGACCAAACATGATAAACGCTAACATATTAAATATTATATGTGCAGGGTAGCCATGCAAAAACATATGTGTTATTAATTGATGAATTTGAAAATGTGGAGACGTGATGGAAAATAATCCGAAGTTCATAATAGATGTTTCCATTCCTACCCATATCATTAGGAAGAAAGCAGCAACATTTGTTAGCAAAATCCACCTAACTGATTTAGTTATTTGATCCATTTTTAGATTTTTTAATACATTCAGGACCGAATCCACTTTCAATCGATTCGGGAGTTGTCAACCTTCGTCCACACCTAGCACAACATCCTTCGTGCCAAACTTCAATAAACTTAGGAAGGGAAGACATATCCATCTTGCTGATAAACCACTTAAAAACATTTAAGCTGGGAGATCCCTCCTTAATCAGAGATCTGTTTGATCCTCTAAAGATATTTTGTGGAAAAATGGTACCAAGGAACTCATAGTGATCTGGAGAAGTAAGAACTGATACAAAAAACAGATCGTTGGATTTCGACTTACCAATTTTAAAGGTAAATCTATTGCCCGTTTTTGGATTTTTTATAGTAAAGATAGATTTTCCCGCAAAGATAAAATCCTTGATTCTATCATGAGGAATCATTTTTACACTCATCCAACAAATATAAGAAATTTTTTCTTCCAATCAAATTAATATATAAATCAATGATAAATGAGGCCGTATTCAGAAGTCCAAAGTGGCTAAGAGATTTTGTAGATTTCGAAGTCAATACAGGTGAAGATATAAAGGGCGAGCCTTCCAAGTCAGAATTGGAGAGGAGACGGAATAAAGAATGGAAGACAAAATGGGATAGAATCAAGAGGGATGATAAGATTTCCTTTATTGAAGACTACTTGAATTATGATCTTAGAAGGCATAATTCATCAATAATAAATGATTTCCTTTCACGAATTGAGAATGATTTTATGGGCGATCAATCATTTATGGATGAATATGATAAGTGGCTGTCTAAGAAAATAGAAGAGAATCAAAGGCAGAAAAAAATAATTGATACACTAAACCAATTGCATGATAGCATTTGGTCTGATTATATAAAAAATCCCCATGGTGATAAATTCAAAACTCCAAATGATAGGCATGGGAATAGATATTGGGAATATAGATTTGAGAATGGAAAAATTTGCCATCTTTCACCATCGACTAATAAATTGGAATTCGATGGTATTACCTATACACTTAATATTGAATTCAAAAATAAATTCATAGAGCTAGCAAATAGAATTGGTGAGACAAAACAAAGACCAAGAAATGCTAACAATAGGAATAATTCTTCTAATACAAAGACTAATCAAACAAAGGCAGACCCAAACAGAGAAAGGTATGAAAAGTTGAAGGGAATAGTTAAGATAAGAGAAGAACAATTATACAAAATGTCCTCTAGAGATCCCAACAGACCTTCACTTCAAAATGAATTAGATGCTTATAAGCAAAAGCTTAGATCTATGAAATCAGAATATAAATTTGAGTCACTTATGTCCTTCAGCAACTTTTCAAAATTCTGAAACATCCAAATAGTGAATAGGAACTTCATCCACAATCTCATGCTTCTCATACAAAAGAATATTCTTTCCACCAAATTCCCAAGACTGATGTGAAGTGGATTCTAGATCAGACTGTCCGGATTCCTTTCTTCGAATTGAATTGGGATTTGTATAGAATCTTGATATGATGCCTACAAGCATGTCCAAATTAGATTGACACTCAGCTGAATTTTCAAAAAATTTTGATATAGATAAATAGTCATCGTTTCCTTGAATATTCCACCCCCACTTCATTGAATCTGGAATAGATTTTATTATCTCGGAAAGATTAGTCTGAGACATGGATGATATAGATGTTACCACACCTATCAACAAGGATATTTTAATTTCATTTGAATTTCTTTTTAAGTTCTGTTAAATCTTCTAAATACATATTCTTTGGAAGGAGAGATTTAGTCTTCTCAAGTTCGGATTTTCTTTCAAGAAAATCTTCTTTTATTTTCTCAAACGTTTCCTTAGTCAATGAATTAATTGGCATTCTCAATAAATAGTCATAGTCTCCTTCTATCTTTTCTATATTTAGAGACTGAATTTGATCTACAATCTCTGATTTTGGTTTATTGTTTATTAAAATTTTCCCATCCAAGATAAATTTGATAAACTTACCTCTGTTACCTAGTAACTTCAAATCATGGGCAATTCTCTCAATTAGATAATCCTTCCTCTTCTGATAGTAGGTTAATCTAAACTCTACAAAATACGAAACGATTTCCTCTACTGATTCAAATATTTTCAGCTTTCCGTTTTCATCAAGAGTTGTATATATCTCTGTTGAATATTCAATCAATTTGAACATCTTACATATTTCATGTTCGGACAGTATCTTCCCCCTATTCAACTTAACAACATAGTCTATATTGGATTTGCTATTATTCTTGAATGAGATTATGTATTTATCATCAACTAAATTATCCAAAATACTCTCATACATTTCATATGTAAATGATGGAGGTATTTCTAAAATTCGTAATGTATTTCCAGATAATTCATATCTTCCCTTTATTATCCATCTCTTGGAATTTTCTTCATCTTTGGTGAAGCTACCACTGAAATCATAAATTTCAGGAACCATTTCTTTTATTTTTTCTCCATTTACCGCTCTAATGCAATTATCTATTATAGATACAGGATTTCTATTCAGAATATTCATTGAAAATCCAACAGCAATTCCAGATCCACCATTTATTAAGATCATTGGTATTATTGGTAGATAAAATTTTGGTTCACATTTAACCCCATCAATAGTCACATATTCTAATATTTCATTATCTTTGAATATGTAATCAAATGATTCAGAAATTCGAGTAGATATGTACCTAGAACTAGAGGCATGTGGATTTCTTAACGATCCATATATACCAATTTCTTCCAACATGGGAATATTGTTCTTAAATTTTTGAGCCATGTTAACCACAGCATCTTCAACAGAAACATTACCATGATGGTACTGAGTTTTGAAAATAACTTTCCCACCTAGAACATTAACTTTTATTTTCTCCCTTTTTTCTGAACTTAAAGAAAATAAAATCTTCCTCTGAACAGGCTTCAGTCCATCACAAAAGCTTGGAATTGATCTGTTTTCTATAACATAGAAAGCAAATTTTTTGTAATCATTATCTAGAAAATTCGAAATACTAACGTTGTTCATTTTTGTATATCCATTTTTTATTACCCGCCCCCCATATTAAATTGTATTTGCGGCTTTTCATTATTTCATATTCTGTTAAATTTTTGTTATATCCATCTTTTATTAATTTTTTCTTATTAAAATTAAATCTGTGGTACTTTTTTTGGCCTATTGACCAGTAATAATTAATTGATTCTCCATCGAATTCAAATCCCATTTTTCTGTACATGTCACCAGAATAATATGAATTATCAGAATAGGACACAACTATATCTGGTTTATAGAATTTCAAAAAGTACTTAAATAATCTAGAATATCCTCCAACAACACTTGTATTTATTTTATTGCAAAATCTCACAAGTTCTAAATTTTTTTTACCGTTGATGTATCTAGTATTAAAACACATAACAGATACAATCTCATCTGATAATTTCAAACAAATATTGTATTTGCATTTTATTCCACCCTGAATATGATTATTTTCTAAAAATTCAAATGATTCATTATTACCAATCTCAAATACATTGCATTTTCTGGCAAATATTTTAGACGATTTACCTACCCTGTTCAAAATTATTGACTTAACAATGTTCTTTTTAAGAATCCAATCATCTTCCCATATTTGTATCAAATCTATTCCGATATCTGAGCAGAATCTCTTCTTTTCTAGGTGATATCTTTTAGATTTATAATCATCACAATGCCAATATAAACCATTATATTCTATTCCGATATTAAGATCAGGCAACACAATATCTATCTCTATCCCATTTAAAAATTCTCTATCATTGAACAAAACATTATCAATTTGAATATCTCTCTTTATCCAATCAAAAATTTCGGATTGACCTCCAGAAAAAGATCTTAATTTATTACATTCTAAACAGATAACTTTTCCATTTCGCAGTCTTTCATTCATTAGAGCACAATCTATATCAAATTCTTTTTCACACACTAAATGGTTTAGTCTGACTGATATCGGACAATTGACCCATTCTATGAATGAATAATCATTTCCAATCCTATTAGATATAGATATTTTATATTTTTCAGCGGAAATTTTCTTACAAATATCCGAAGATTGGTAATTATCGGCACCATATTTTTCCCTATTTGTTTCTAGTGTTTTTTTTATTGCCTCTGGAGATCTCAGTGTAGATCTAACACCATATTTATCAAATATTCTTTTAAAAAAATCTGTTTTGATCAGATCATTTTTCATCGGATTGGTATCTCCATATCTTTCTATATTGGTCTGTTTGATCTTATTTTTTACCTCCTCAGATTGAGAAGCATATTCAAATCCATATTTTTCAATATTTGTCTTCTTGGCCTTTTCTATGGACTTTTCAGATAATAGAGGCGACTTGAATCCATATTTATCAATAAATGTTTTCTCTATCTTTTCTATTATTTCTGGTGATTTGGACGCATTATCATATCCAAATTTTTCCATACATGTTTTCTCATATTTAAAAATTGAGCATTTATGGGAGCAAGCAAATAAATTATGACTCTTGATATTACCCAAATAGGTTTGGTATTTCAATTCTTTTTCTTTATAGCAAAAATCACAAATGGCTGTTACCAGAACAGTACTGCAATCAGATAGATACTTTACATCTATATTCATTATCTCAGATAAGGTAGATTCGATTCCATCATTAATCAGCAGATCCTTGTATCTCTTATTTATTTTAACTCTTATCGTTTTTGTCTTCAACATATACCAATTTATTTTTTCTTAAATTAGATTCATCTCCGAACCAAATATTGATATCATTTTGATATCCATCATTTGGATCAAATTTGATAAGTTTGGTATTTTGAATTAAATCCTTGAACTCTGCTGATTCTAGAGATCCCAAACCCTTTTTATAATCTATTTCATAATTGTATATATTGTTTTTTTCTATCCATTTGTTGTATTCGTCGTACGTGTAAAAATAAATCTTTTCTCCCTTTCCATTCTTTTTACTAACTACCAATAGAGGTGTAAGTGCTCTATAGATCATATTCAATTTGAATAGATTATCCCACATGCTAAAGAAATTCAATAGTAGACCACAGATACTATCACCATCAGTATCCATATCAGAACATATTATTATCTTTCCATATCTGAATCCACTGATATCTGATGGATCAAAAAGATTCAACCCAATTGATTGTATCAAATTTTTTGCTTCTTCTTTCTCCAATATCTTTTTTTTACTCATTCCATTTGTATTGACAAATTTGCCTTTAAGGGAATAAGCAGCTTGAGTATTAGGATCCCTGTATTTTCTAAAATCTCCAATAGCTGACAATCCCTCCATTATGAACAATTCACATTTGGTTCTAATTGGAGATTGACAATCTATTAATTTTTCAACCTTGGTTCTCTTTTTTAAATCTCTCTGAAGCTTATTTTCTTCTGCTAATTTTTTTTGATCGATCCAATCTAATATAGATTGAACTATTTCGGATTTTAGTATTGATTTTATTGTTTTATCAGTTACTTGATAAGTAGATCCGAAGTCTTTCACTTCTGTGATGAGTTTCTCTTTTGTTTGAGAAGAAAATGATGGATTAACAATCGTGGAGTTAATAAAAATGAATATATGATTCTTTATTTCTGACGGCTTAACATCGACTTTGTGCTTTTTTTGAAAGAAATCCCTGACCTCTGATATTATCTGACTTAGAATGTAATCAACATGATTCCCACCGTCATACGTTTCTGTTGAATTAACAAATGATATTTGTTGAAATCCTGAATTAGATGGTGAGATTGAAATCGACCAAGATTTCTCTTTATTGTTTTCAAAAAAGTAATCATTGGTATATAATTTAACATAGTCCTCAAAGGATTTGATATTTATCAAAGAATCGTTCAGGTATATTTTAAGATTTGGATTACATCCAGCAATATCATACACCCTTTTCTCTATCATTTTATAATTATCATCATTTATACCATCTAGTCCAAATCTTTCAAAATCAGGAATAAATGAAATTTCTGTATGGTTCTTTGTGCTTTTTATGATTTTAGGAACACTCCTTTCGGTCATGTTATTTTTGAACGTTTGAAAGAATTGCTTCTTACCATCACAGGTCGATATTGTAAATTCCTTTGAAAATATATTCACACAGGATGATCCCACGCCATTTGTACCAGACCAAGTTCTTGATTCATCATCAGAGAAATTAGACCCAGACTTCATATTTGAAAAAACCATCTCTGGGACCCATTCGTTATGTTCTTTATGTTTCTCAACTGATATTCCACCATTGTCCCAAACAGATATTTTATTATCCCTTATCAAAACTTTTATTGTATTGATCTTAGTTCCAATTCTTTTGGATTCATCTATTGAATTTGTTATTATCTCATCAAATAGTTTAATAAATGCAGGTATATAAACTATTTCTTTCCTGATCATTGACCCATCACTGATAACATACTTCGATGATATGTTAGGATTTATGGATCCTAAATACATCGATGGTCTTAATAAAACATGTTCCTGATCCGTTAATTTTTTATACTTCTCCTCTATCTTCTTCGCCATAATACTACTCTATATATCCAAATATTCCCTTTGTTGATCTCACCCTAAATAGAATTTTGAATTATACTATTTTATGAAATGGAGGGATGTTTTATCAGGAGTTGTTACACACCGGGGTGGATGTGAGAGTCCATCTTTACTATAACATCACTTCTACTATTTATTGTATTTGACAGACTTTTAATATCTAATCGGAATCTATGAGGCACTGTTGATATCTTATAATAATTAAGCCATTCCAAATTATGCCCCTCTGGAAATACTGGCCTTAGATAAAATATTCCAAATTTAGATTGAAAAGATTCAAAAGTTCTAAGGAATTCCATTTGGTATATATAAAAATAGGGTGGAAGATTTCCACCCTATTTTCTTCTGTATAGTTTTTTTGTATTACATCATTCCGCTCATTTCTGGCTGAGCTGATTTTTCTTCCTCTGGAATATTTGAAATTACACATTCTGTTGTTAAGAACATAGATGCTATTGATGATGCATTTTGCAAAGCCACTCTAGTAACCTTTGTTGGATCAATTACTCCGGATTTGAATAGATTCTCAAATTCAGATTTTCTAGCGTTGTATCCATAATCCCCATTGCCACTTTTTACAGCATTTATGACAACAGATCCCTCATCTCCCGCGTTTTGAACTATTTGACGAAGAGGTTCTTCAAGAGATTTTTTAATTATATTAATTCCAGTCATTTCGTCATCTTCCATTTTTAATGATGTAAGGGATTGAATAGCTCTTATATAAGCTGTTCCACCACCAGGAACAATTCCTTCTTCAACAGCAGCCCTTGTTGCATGTAGAGCGTCATCTATCCTATCTTTCTTTTCTCTCATTTCAGTTTCTGTTGATGCTCCCACGTATATAACACCAACCCCTCCAGAAAGCTTAGCAACTCGCTCTTGCATCTTTTCTTTATCATAATCAGATGTTGATTTTTCAATCTGTGTTTTTATCTGATTCAATCTGGCAGAAATATCTGATTTTTCACCAGACCCACCAATAATTGTTGTATTGTCTTTGGATATTGTGATTTTTTCGCAAGTTCCTAACATTGAAAGCTCTGCTGCTTCCAATTTCAGTCCCCTATCGTCTGTTATGTAGGTACCTGAAGTTAAAATGGCGATATCTTCTAACATATCCTTTCTTCTATCTCCAAATCCGGGAGCCTTGATAGCAGCAACTTTTAGTCCTGTTCTGATTTTGTTAACTACTAAAGTAGCTAATGCTTCCCCATCCACATCATCCGCAATAATCAATAATGGTCTAGATGTTTGTACAGATTTCTCCAAAATAGGAATTATGTCTTTCATAGATGAAATCTTCTTATCTGTAATGAGAATATATGGATCCTCAAAAACACATTCCATAGAATTAGTATCTGTTACAAAATATGGAGAAATATATCCACGATCGAACTGCATCCCTTCCACTATTTTCAATTCTGTTTCTATTCCACGAGCTTCCTCAACAGTTATGACTCCATTTTTCCCAACCTTATCCATTGCTTGAGCAATTAATTTGCCAATTTCAGAATCATTGTTTGCGGAGATAGTAGCAACAGCTTCAATTTCGTCATTGTTTGATACTACTTTTGATTGGGATTTTAAATCCTCCACAACGATCTCAACCGCTCTGTCTATCCCCCTTTTAAGGGACATTGGATCTGCTCCAGCTGCTAGATTTTTCATCCCATTACTGATAATTGATTGAGCTAATACAGTAGCTGTTGTTGTTCCATCACCAGCTTGATCTGCCGTCTTTTGGGCCACTTCCTTTAGGAGCTGGGCCCCCATATTTTCCACAGGGTCTTCTAATTCTATTTCCTTAGCCACCGTGACTCCATCTTTAGTTATATGTGGAGATCCATATTTTTTTTCTATTATGACATTTCTTCCTTTCGGTCCAAGTGTTACTTTTACTGCATTTGCTAGAGCATCAACTCCTTTTTTAAGAGATTCTCTAGATTCTTGTTTAGATGTTATGTTTTTAGCCATGTTTTTTTTAATTAAATTATTGCGAATATATCAGACTCACGTAGAATTATAAGATCCTCACCCTCAACACTTATTTCACTACCGGAATATTTACCATATAAGACGTTATCTCCTGTTTTTACTGTCATTGGTTCATCTTTTTTCCCATTCCCAACTGCGAGAACACTCCCCTTTAGAGGTTTCTCCTTGGCTGTATCAGGAATAATCAATCCGCCTTTTGTAACGGATTCTTGTTCATGTGGCTTTATCACCACTCTATCATGTAAAGGTTTAATATTGCTCATTTTTCTTATTTTGTATTGTTATTAAAATTATTGAGAAAGTTTAAATTCCAATTTCATCTAGAATATTGGATCTGTGTTTTGATTTTAGAAACATATTCATTTGATATAGAATCATTCCATCACTTTTGTAGAGTAGTGGGCCAGAAAATAGACCCACATCTCTAAAAACCCAAGCTACCCTTAAAGTGGATTTTTGCCTCGTTTGTATAATATGTTATTGAATTTTGTATAATTCTCCTCAACATCAATCTTATTTGATCCTTAAACAGTCCAACGTCTATTCTATAGAGTTCATCTATTACTTCATCAATAGAAGATTTTATGAATACATCTATATCACTATTTCCAGACGGACTGGCAATGAGTATGTAGAATTTATCCATTAGCAGGAGAAATTTCTACCTTCCATGTCCACCATAGAGAGAAATTAACGTAAATTAGAAACGATGCATTCATTGAATCCCCCTCAATAGATACTTCTTCATTTTTGGTCCATATTCCAATTCCTCTATCTTTAGTTCTCCTTAGTCGAAAGGATAATCCATATGGATGCCATTTTTTATTCTTTATCCATGGAATAACTATTCCATCGCTATATTTCTTATATAAGATCATTTATATCTTTGAATTTATCCAAAAAATCTATTTTCAAGTTCTTATCGCGGAATTAAACTTAGAATCATCTAAGTAGCATTCCTTTTCGATACCAAGAGATTCACACATGAGATCATATAATTCATCCTTTTTCGATTTTTGGTTTATATAGGATAGTCCAGCAATATTATCTTCTAATTTTGCTATTAATTGTAATTTGGAAAATTTGAATCCAAAATTATATTTTTCTAAGGGAAATTCACCAAGATCATTTTTAAATTTATAAAATTGAGATCTCATGAATCCAGAATCACAATCTAAGAATTTTATTAGATCATTTTCCATCACTCATATTTTTCAAATACTGAAGCTCTCTTGGAGATAGAGATTCCATTCCCTTCTCGCTTATTTTATCCAAAATACTATCCATATCTAATGAGCTATCCTCCATGCCAGAGTTTTCTATTAGATTATCATAAAATTCTTTAATGGATTCCATAACTTCAATATTACCAACAAAATTCTGCTCCTGAACTATCATATATTTTATGACTTCTTTGGCCATACTTTCAACAAACTCGGGAACAATTCTCTCCAGAACTCGATCCATCTTATGATAATATCCAGCCTTGAAATTTAAGGAACATCTGATTCTAGGCATTTCTAATTTCACCCTATCTTCATAAACCAATTCCATCTTTCGCTTGTAATTCTCTTGCTGATGATATTTTTCTTCCTCTGTATTTGATTTTTTAACAAAGAATCCCCAATTCAAAAACCAATTCATATTTTCTTCTAGAGTATCTTTGGATAAGCTTTTAGAGCTCCTGAGTTCAGTAATAAAACTATGATACGTTTCTGGAAACCAACTCTTCGCTTGATCTTGAGTCAATTTAAATGTGACCATATGTTTGTTAAAAGTTCTATATATACTATGTGAAGATAAAAAAGTTGAAAGATATTTTAGATTATCGAGTTAAAGTATCTGTAAATCATAATCATGGACTAAGAACCTATTCACTGATGGACATGAATGATAGGAGAATAGCTTTTTTTACCATCGATATAGAATATGATGAGGATGGTAAAGAAATATTGGAATCTGGACATCTTCAGTCTTTGTTTTTATCGGAAGAGTATAGGGGAATGGGAATATCTAAATTGATATTCAGAGTGCTTCTTGGTGAAGTAGAAAAAACAGGATATGAATCTGTTTTCCTATCCGTTACTACTGACAATGAACCTGCTATTAGATTGTATAAATCTCTCAATTTTGATGTACTCAATAAGAATGATAAATACTATACTATGTCTTTAGACATCTAAATTTGATAACATGATCTCTCTCCATAAATTAATGAATCTATTTTTGATTATTTCTTCTTTATATCTTTTAGTAACATGATGACCACTGCATTGTATAGATTTCATATACTTTTCTTTGATTAATTTATCATATATTGGCTTGATTTTCTCAAAGCAATTCATTTCATGTGAGTACTTTACCATATTTTGCAAAAGATCAAATTTTATTCTCTCAAAATTAAAATAAAAATCTTCAATTACGAAGCTTTGCAAATAATTGAAAATATTTGCAGTGTCAAAATCGAGTGGATTAATATGGGGGTCTGTATTTCTTGGAGAAATGAAAAAGAATTCTATTTCTCTTTTTGTGAATTCAGATATAGCTTTATAAATATATTTTGATATACGATAATCCAAATAGATAAATATTCTGTTATCAATTTTCTCATAAAATGGAATCCAAGCAATTTTCTTGGCAAGAATTCTATTCTTCGACCTCTTGGTTTCGAAAGGCCATTCAATATCAAAGACCATATTCTTTTTTTATTTTCGTAAATTCTATATTATCTAATTCTCTAGTTCCTAGAGACTCTCTGTTTATTTTTAAATCTCTATAGTAATTATTATTTTTTCTATTGGGTGAATACTTTATTTTGTATCTACTATCATTTTTATGCGTTGAGATGGATTTATATAGATAAAAGTTGTTTGATCCAATTAGATCACACCACTGAGGATCTAAAATCTTTATTCCATTGTTTCCCACGAAACCATAGCGAGAGTACGACCACTGATTAGACTTTTTTAGTCTCTTTTTGTAGACAATTTCCTGTCTCCATTTTCGCCATATTCTGTTTCTCATAAGACATTACAAATATATAGATTATGATTAAGAAGTTTGAGGAATTTGAATGGGTCAGTCCAGAAGGGCCGCAAAGTATGATTTTAGAATCGGGACATGGCAAAATTTATTCCAAAGAGGAAATAGAAGAATTTTTTCAAGATATTCTTGATGAATGCGATTCCTCAATTTTTGTAACTGTTAGAAATGATTATGTATCTGTAATAATATTCATTGATCTATATCAATGGAATTCAAATAAAAATTTGTCGAAAATGATATCAAATGATTTCTGGAGATTAAGAAAATCTACGGAATTAGCATGGTATGATAATCGTGACCAAGAAGTAGATATAAAAAGAGAATATGGCATTCAGAAGTATTTCATGGTATCTAGAAACTTAAAATAAGAATGCTGGTATAATTCACATGATATTTAAAAAGTTCGATAAGAATATCACAAAAGAGCTTATTCAAACAGGGGTTACGGATTCGGAAGAACTAAAAATCCAAATAAAGGCTGCAAAAAAGGGATATTTAGCTGAATATCGTAGAGAGAGGGGATTCATTTTTACATATGGAATTCTAAGAGCAATTTTTATGGACGCAATCGAAGCAAAGAAGTCAGCAGATATAAAAATTGGTGCCTATAAGATGTTCCATAGAATCGTTCCAATTGCCATGGCTCCATTTTTTCCAGTCTTAGCAATTGTAGGGTACATTTTGGGTACCACAAGAGCAATTAACAAGATCTGGAAACCTTTGATATCGGATTGGAAAATAAATGACGATGGATTCCTAAAAAGAATGATAGATGCAACAATGAAAATATCTGAAGGCGAGATTGAGATAAAAGACAGATTTACAAGAGCCTTTGTTATATCAGATAATTTGGTCTCGGCTATAAAATCAGAAATCCTGCACGAATTTTCAATTTATCTATCAAATAAGATGAGTCTATTAAATAGATCTTTGGAAGTTCCTGAACATTTTGTAGAGAATGAATTAAAATCTTATCTGAATGATAGATTTAAAGTAAATCCTCGGATCCCTCTCAAGTAGACCAATCTATTTCTGCTTTGCTTATTGATTTTAGGACCTTATTACATTTGGAAAAATGTTTGTACCCAAAGAATCCATTGCTGGCAGAATATGGAGAAGGATGGGAGGCTTTTAATATGTGATGCTTCTTATGATCTATCAAATATTCTTTTGATTGCGCAAATTTTCCCCACAAAAGGAATACCAGATCCTTCTTTAAATTGGAAGTTTCATTGATAATAAAATCTGTGAATATTTCCCATCCTTTATTTTGATGTGAAGCTGGATGTGATGGTCTTACAGTAAGTATGGTATTCAATAACAAAACTCCTTGATTGGCCCAATTTTCCAAATTTCCTGTTCTACATTCTATTCCAAGATCATCCTTAATTTCTTTAAATATGTTGATCAGAGATGGTGGCGGAGAAATCTTATTAGAAACAGAGAAACATAATCCATTTGATTGGTTGAGTCCATGATATGGGTCTTGCCCTATTATGACCACATTTGTATCTTCAAATTTGGAAAATTTAAAAGCATTGAAAACCTTGTCTTCTGGAGGATATATTAATTGCTTTTGCCTATGTCTTTAAATTTACAAAATATTCTAATTCAAATTGTGAAGAATCAATTGAGTCAATATCTAACGAAGTCTATAACGAATTTTGTAATATTCTAGGAAAGGAAAATGTTAGGTTGGTTTGGGGAATAGGTGAATTGGAATCTGATGCGGTCAAATCAGCAATTTCCCTTCATAGATTAGATTCTTTTCCAATAGTTATTAGTGTCGGAACTCTATTAGACGAATCAAACAATCCTGGAATTTTCTCAATTTGAAATTACGTCAGGGAAGTCTATATGAAATATATAGACTAATATGTGGGTTCCCAATAATGATACTTATAAATGGTCTGAGCGAGAGGATAAGAACTCTGTTCAGGATTTTGAGTCCTACAAGCAAGATCTTAAATCAGTTAGATTCTATCAAAAATGTCTCAGCGGATCAACATATGTTGCAGTAAATAACCTAGAAAATATCTATGATATTTTGGATGAGCAAGATCCAAGAACATATTATTATGATTCGGGATTCAGTGGATATGTAGATTCAGGATCACCGACAGGATCGTTCCAAATAGGGATAAATGGAGCGACATCAGGTACTTATTCTCAATATGAATTCCTAAACAAAGAAATTGCAGAATATGGAATGACTCTAAAAAATTTGTTTACTCCAAATAGATTAATATCAGACCAAATATCCAATTTATTTTATGTAGATGTTGCTACGGATGGACCTGTAAGTAATATTGGGCAATTTACTCAAAACCTTATAATCGATGATATAAGATTAAAAGAAGGACATAGGATTCTCGTAAAGGATCAATATAGAACAGAGATACTATCAAACTCTATTGATCCTGATACCTATTTTATAGGTTATTATGAGGTAGTGGAGGAGGGATCAACTCAATCTTCATATAGAATACCGACTTCCGAAAATGGAATTTATATTTTTAGAAATTCTAGACTTGAAAGGACAACAGATTTAGATGAATATGAGAATCTTATTAAGTATAGTATATGCGCGAAACTTGGATCCGCGAATAGAGAGCTCCAATTCCATCTTCAAAGATTAAGCAATGGGTTTTTTCCTGAATACCAAAACTCGGAACCAATTTACTTCAAATTAAAGAAAAATTGGGTAGTTAGAAATAGAATGGACTATAATAATCTATTCGAGCTCATGTTATACGATACAATAAAACATGCAACTCAATCAATTTTCAATTCAGAAGATGGTATAACATATTCAATACCATCAAGAACAATAGCTGTAGGTGAATTTGGATCAATATTAAACACTCAAGGTGATCTTACAACTATAGTAAATAATAAATGGAAAACAAATCTCCGAAGCATAGATGAGACGGAAACTAACTATTGGATATGTGGTGATGATGGGACACTTCTGAAGGTCGATAAGATTTCATTTGAAATAACCAAAATAAAAATTGACGTTGAGACAAGATTAAATAAGATATCCTTCTTTAATAATCTAAGAGGTGTAATTATTGGAAAATTTAATCAATTATGGGTTACAAGTAATGGAGGATATTCTTGGACCAGAATCCAATTTGATTCATTTGAGGGATTCAATTATAATTCCGTTATATATTCTCAAATTGATAAATTTTATGTTGGTGGTGATAATGGTGTATTTATAGAATTCGAGGTCGTTGGATCTGAATGGAATGCCTACAAAAGAAGAATATCTAGATTTGAGGGACAAGATGATGAATTCTTATTGGTTGAAGATATAACTTCACTTTCATATATAGAAATTAATGATGATCCATATATATCAATAGGTGCCAGAGGAAACAACATATTCATATATGATAAAAATCACGTCTTGTCAGAATATGATTTTATATACCTTAGAGGTGATATAGAAATTAGTGATGTTACAAGTATTATAAATTATGGTCCAACTTACAGTTTGGTATTTTCTACGTTTGATGGAGTTTACCAAACTTATCCATATTTAGCGGTTCCAACATCATTCAATATAATCGATGTAACTTTTCAAACATATCTAAATCAATTTGCAATAAATTCTATTTTTAATTATGCAGATACGGAAATAATTTTAGTTGGTAACAACTCAACATGGAAATTGAGTCAATTATCTCTATCAAGTGTTGATGTATACGATAATGATAACATATCGAATTATCTTGATAGATTGAAGCCAAAGCTTCTATTTATGAATTATGACATTGGATCAAAGCTTTATTGGTTTGATGATTACGGACAATATAGAATTCCACAACGATTTTCGATGCTAATCACTGATCTATTATCATCTACAAGCATTGAATTTAGATCAAAGTCTGGAGAGATAAGTTGGATAGACTATTGGAAAGACCGACAAAAGACATTTGGATATGCTAGCGGAGATATGTCCAACTCAACAACTGTCGAGCCTAGCTTCCTATTTAGACAAGATGATACGAATTCGGGAACATGGTCATATGTTGGATCGGATGTAACAATATCCTACGATGCCAACGTAATGCCACTAACGCAATCATCGAGATTTAGACCACCATCAACCCCAACACCTGGATTTGTAGAAGATCTGTACTTTTATGATTATCTTGGGGTGTGGAAAAATCCGGGATCTCAAGTTGGAGATGTGATTTTAATAAAATCTGATATCGTAGAGGGAAAATTCATAATAAACAGAGTTGAAGGCAGCTATTCTTATTTCTTTACAGATTTCAACGAAAACATAATTACAAATTTATCCCAAACGATTGATCCTATTTATGTCAAGAATTTAAATCTTTACAACTCAACGAGTCAAGATCTATTTATGGATGTCTTCAACAGACATTACATTTCCAATGCTTATGGAATTGATACTTTAGAATATTCTGCCACACAATCCTCATTTGAAATATTCGGTAAATATAGTAGATATTCAGCATACTATAATCTAGAAATGGAAATAGATGACGGAACAAACACAACAGAAATAAATTATCCAAGCGGATTCTTGAATTTCGGATATACTCCAACATATAATCTTTTAAGCTATCTAACTTTTATAAATCCTGCTCTATCAGCATCAAAGGAATTCTTATCTCTACCAGTCTTCGAGAATATACCATGGGGAACAACAGTTTCTAATGTTTACATAGATATTGGAATACCAAGTCATAATAAAATAAGATTTGGGACCGATCTAAAGCACATTTGGGATTCTCTTCTATTATGGACATTTGTTGATGTAGAAGTAACTGGATCCCCAAATATATTAAAAGAAGGATTAATAATCGTAAATAAGTATTTCGAAGAAAATATCAATTACCCTGGACTAAATTGGATCATTGAATTTCATGATTTAATTGGCAGCAACTGGGCTTCAATAACTGATATATCCATTAGATCAAGAAGGAGATTAGATCAAATTTCCAGAGATTTGCAATACTTTAATAATTTTCATCGTCCGGAAGATCTAATAACTGATGTTTATGATCTTTCAGGATCTCCAATAGTATCGACATTCTCAAATTATGAGACCGAAATAAAATACAAAATACCAACAGACTCATATGTTAAGGCAATGCTATCAGACACCGAATTTTTTGAATCCATTACAGGTGTTATATACACAGACTATAAGAATGAGTTAGCTATACAAATAGCTAAATTAGATAGGGAATATGAAATTGATATAACAAGTGGATCAGCGAGTCAGATAACCTTATCAGATCCACACAATTTGGTAATTGGGGATAGTGTATCTATAGAATATACAGGAACTCAATCCGTATTAACTCCGTCTGCTCTCGGATATAGATCCGTGACATCAATAATTAATGAATATACTTTAGAAATAGATGCTACTATTTCATTTCAATTGGGACTCGTCTTAACATATACTAAAAAAGATCCATTTTTGAATTTTGAACCAATAGATATCTTTGATTTAGGAGTGGGAGATAAGAAAGTTAAACAAGCTGTTGAGATAACTCCAGACAAGTGGGATGTCGAAGGAAGTCGATATTTCCTACAAAATATGGATTTCAATAAATTCAGATACAGGCTTATCGATGGACTTGATCTGGAAACGCTATCAAACAATTATCAATGGATTCTAGAAGCTGAGATTAAAGATGCTATAATAGGATATAGATTGGTGGACAAGGAATTAGTTTGGTATAAGGGAATCTGGGAATGTGGAAGATGGTTTGGTGGTCGTTGGATATCAGGTACTTGGAAGTCGGGGGACTGGTATGGTGGTACGTGGGAATCTAAAAAGATTAAGGATAATTTTATCTCCGTTGGTGTTGATGACTCATCTTCAAATTTAGAAAGTTCTAAGTGGTTTGGTGGAAGATGGTTTGGTGGAATTTGGAATGCCGGAACTTGGTATGATGGAAGATGGTATGATGGAATTTGGTCGTCTGGAAGGTGGTATGATGGCACTTGGAATGATGGCACTTGGAAATCGGGAGACTTCCTATCAGGAATTTGGGTTCTGGGCGAGTGGAGCAATGGAATATTCAATACTTCAAATGGACCCGCTTTCTGGCTAGATGGTAAATTTATGGGTGGTGATTTCGAAAATGGAGTTTGGTATAGTGGGGAGTTCAATCAATTGGAAAATGGTCCCGTTTCTAGGTTCGGAACAAAAGCTATAAATACAAGAAATGCTAATTGGTTAGGTGGTAAATTCATCGCTGGACAATTCCATTCATATTTAAACTTAAATGATGATGGAGATCCTGACGTATCAGATATACATAAGTATTCAAATTGGCATACTGGATTTTTCAGTGGGGATTTCTATGGTGGTAATGCCTATAACATAAACTTCAATTCCGGCGTCTGGCATGGGGGTATACTAAATGATCTAGAAATAGTTGGAATTAATTCTACTCCATCCAATACATTTTTATTAAGTGGCATTTGGAGATTTAACATTGGTGATCAATTTTATGTGACTGATGATTTGATCACATCCACATATTCAGTCTTTGGATCAACTCAAGATCCTATTAGATATAGAGTCATAGATACTACCTTAGATGAGGATGCTAATACAACTGAAATCTATGTTGATAGAAGATTGTTTGATATTCTTTCAGTGAATACTGGTGAAATAGATACGGGACTTAAACTGGTTTCTAGATTTTCAAATTCCTTCTTTAACTCAGGAATTTGGTTCAATGGAGTTTTTGAGTCTGGATATTTCAATGGTGGAATGTGGTATATGGGAAACTTTTCAGGAAATTGGGGCTAAAATCCTATATAATTTTCATGATAAAATATCATAACATGTCTAATATATTTTCCCCTTTTGAATTTGCGACGTTCATTCTCCAAGTCTTGATATGAATCATAAATTTGCAAAAATCCAAATTCCTTAGCTAAGTTGGAAAATTCCTGGATATTTTCATTCCATTTACCCTCCTCGAATGTTATAGATACAGTATAAAATGGAATGTTCCTATATCCATATCCCACGGAAGCCTTCCTTTGAATATCTATAAGCTCTGAATCTGGTAACAATCTACTTATATTGTAATAAAATTAAGACTGTCTGTATCTAAGAATATCATAAAATGATGGATTTCCATCCCATCCATTCCAGACAGGAGCGTGCCATTTAAGCGATAAGAATATCTTTTTCACATCAACCGAAACGTTGAAAGATTCTTCCAATCCAGAAAAGATATCAAATAGCACTCCCTCATCTTCTGAATAAGATTCAAATTTCTTTATTATCATAGATCATCAAATTTCTTTATCTTAAATAGAGAATTAATGTTATTCAGTTTTGCCTTTATATCATCTAATAGTCTTTTATGTATAGTATTTAGGTCTCTATTTTTTTCAAGTCCTTTTACTATTCTAAAAGTTTCTTCAAAATAATTATTTCTGAACTTCTCGGACGCTGTAAACGCATCTGAAATATTTTGAAGCCTGTCTGATAATTTAATGATAAGTGCTTTGTCCGACATCTTTATCATCTTATTAAGAAGATAACCCCCCTTATCACCACCCCATTTATGTGAAATCTCACCACCATCAGATGTAAGTTCCATGACAATATCAGCAATATCGGGACCAAATCTATCCTTTATGTCCCTATATCCTATCCATTTGTCCTCATAACAATCTTCTGCAACATCATGCAAAAGAGATGCACAGAGAATATCCTCATCTGTTGTGTAGAATTTAGCTATACCATTGACTTTCTGAACATGATCATCAAAATAAGGTAGTCCAATAAATTTTCTTACTTGTCCCCTATGCTTTTCTTGAGCAAATTCCCAAGCTTGCTTCTCCTTTTCCGTAATAGGTCTGTTAGCCATCTACAAATTTAATCATTTTTTCACAAATTACAAAATGCGTAATTTATATATAAATTATGAATCACATTAAAAAATTTGAATCTTGGGATAATGATGCTCCAGTATTCAATTTTGATCAAACATTTCATGTTGTTGGCAGAAATGAAATATCTAGCTGGTGGGATTGTCTATCATGTGATAATATATGGGAAAATTTTAATAAAATAGATCCATCAGAATGTCCAAAATGCTCTTCAAAAGAAATTGAAGAAATAGAATCTGGTGAAGAAGATGACTTACTAGATTTATATAGTCTTAAGAAAGCCTATGAAAATCTGAATCCAGAATCGCACCAAGAAGTTATAAATGAAGTTAAGTCACTAATTGAATCAACAATTGAAAAGTCTGGAGGTGAATTTTCAACTTTTGTGGAGTCTATGGTAAAGGAACCAGAAAAATTCAAAATTGAAGGACTTATCAATGATTCCGACATATATGATTTCTATCTAAAATATAGAAATGATATAGATGAGATATTAAATGATGTGAAGTTCTATGATGAGGTTCCATCTGAAATAAATGTTTTTGGTCTATACGATTATATAATTACGGGAACGAATAGAGCCGTTCAAGAGGTTGTCAAGATGATCAAGTAAGAGTTATGCAAATTAGCATTTCCGCATATTGTCTTTTAATTCTTAGTCCATCATATTCAATCTTTGATACCGATTCATAAATTAATTTATAAATCTTAGATTCGTCTTCTAAAAACTTATAATACTCTTCAAGATCTTCGGGATTTCTAACATCTTTACTAACTTCTTTACCTAGGGTCACAACAACAAGAAATTGATTACTCATTCTATGATTATCAAAGTATCCGAAAAGGCCTTGATACACTTTATAAATTTCTTTAGAGTAGTAAAATTTGATTTGATTTTCATCAGAAATATTTAAAAACGCAAGCTTTATATCATCCAATCTATCATCAATTGAAGATTCATTGAATCTACTAATTTTCATTATTTATATATAAATTATGAACAAGAGTAAATATTTTATGTCAATTCATGATAAATTTGGCAACTATATGAAGGTTTGTGATAATATGGAGTTAATAACTGGATACACAAAATCAGAAATTATTGGGCGATCAGCCTATGAATTCTTTAATCCAAAATGTATCCCAGATATCGTGACTTCTCATTTAAGTCCAATACTGACAAGCATAAGCTATCAAATTGTTAAAAAAGATGGGACATTTCTTTATGTAAATACCTTATCATTCAAGACAGTTGATGACGGCACTAAAAATGATTATATTTGTTGTGTAACTAAGAAAATGAATTTCTTAGAGAGATTTCTTTATAGAGTAAGCAGATATAAAAGGAAACTAAACTCAATTATTACTCTAAAAATCAGAAAGGCTCGTGATCAAAAAAACATATAATGATCAAGATATTGGAAATTTTCTAGATTGTTTTCTAGAGATTGAGGATAGTGGATTTAAAATAGATTTAGAAATTGACATATTGATGGATGCTTATCCTTATGGGTTTCTTTACAATCCACATATATGGAATAGTGCAAAGCGACAATGGAATACTCCATGGGAAGGAGATCCATCAAAAATGCCCAGTATGGATGCAACTAGAGGTGGTATAATTACAAATTATCATTCCGACCTTATAAGAGTAAAAATCACAGGATCAAAGGAATTATTAATGGGAATAGATTTTTATGAAAACGTGATAAATATTCATAGGCCACTTAGAAGTGATTCTGTAAATCAAATATCACTTAAAAACCTCGAAAATATAAGATCCAATATACTTATGAGAAAAATTAAGAATATTTCTGGATTCTACTTATATAACTCTCAATATTATTCTCTGACGAATGGGAAAGGATCTATAATTTTGGAATTCATACATCAATAATCAATCCCACCAATTTATCAATCCTCGCCCGGTATGAATTTCCTCATATGACTTGTTTTTTAAATTAGGATCTATGATGTAATCGTAGTCAAAATTATCACCTTTTAGTATATCGAAAAGTTCTATCCACGTCTCCTTTTCTATTTTTCGAGATTCAGTCATTATAGCATCATCTGTTGATATCTCTTCTTCGGTTCTAAGATCAATCATTTCATAATACTTCTCACCATCAATAATTGTTTCCTCAAATTTGAATCCGTTAGATGAGTGATTCAATCCTAAATTCTTTTCAGCCAGGTTAGAAAATGAATCATTGATGATACAATCAAGTAGATAAATACACCTCCTCATGTAATAGACTTTCTTCGATCTAGATTCATTTTCTTCTTTTCCGTAGTTCTCAATGTAATCGCAGGATCTTGTCAAAGATTTTTTCAATAATCTTAAACTATGTTCATAATCACAAGGGTGGTAATTTGTTAATTCCGATCTAAATATCCATATATTCCTAATAAAATTAGGAATATCATATCTGATAAGATCATAAACCCTCATAAGTCTGTATCTTATATTTTTCATAGGCTATATTTCCACAAGATGGACACACTCCTTTTTTAATTCTACGTTCAAATTTGTCAGAAAGTTCCCTAGATATACACATTGGGTCACAGTTAAATCTAAGACAATGTGGGCACATGTCTAGAGATCTAGAACCGTCCAATTTTAATCCCCTCGGTTTCCTCTTTTTGATCATATTATCTCTATGCTATCCGCCTCAATAGAAACACTGATAGGCTTATTTTTATATCTATAATCCTCGTCGAGATTAGATGCGTTTATGTATAAAGTTCCATTATCTGATTTAGATCCATAACCATTGTGAATATGCCCAAACACATGAACTTTTGGATTTATGTATTTTGATACTTCTTCAAATAGTAGTTCACACCCACAATTAAATCCATCAGGTAGGTGGTCCAATATTCCATGGGGTGGTCCGTGGGTAATAAGAATATCAGTGTTTCCGGGAATCATTTTCCACTTTGATAATAATTCTTCCCCTCTTCTTGGCAAATTAAAGGCCCAATTATAAAATACTGGCTGCCATGGAGATCCCCAAATTTTAATTCCCTCAATTTCAATTCCATTATCTTCTAGATATATAATATTTGGATACCTAGATAGAATTTCTTTAGCTCTCTTTGGATCATCTTGAAAAATAAAATCATGATTACCAGCAATGAAAACTTTATATCTATAAGGAAGGCTGGAAAACCATTGTAAAAAATTCTCAATTTCATGTTTATATCCTCTTATTGATAAATCCCCAGCATGTACCACAACATCACCACCAATAAAGTCGCTATTTGGCATCCAAGCCTGAGAAGAATGAGTGTCTGATAAAAAGGTTATTATCATAAAAGGTCAATCCAATTAAAGTGTATATGGAAATGATTTATTATCAATGCAAATATAATAAGTGATTTTGCTAACTCAAATAAAAATCCTAGAACCTTTCCAATGAAAGTGAATTTACTATTGACTATAATGTTGAAAAGAAATGATAACAAAATCAGAACTAAGAAAACAATCCAACTTTTGGTTATCAATCCAAAAAAGAACCAGATAAATTCAGCCTTCGCGAAAGTATTAAAAGTTGAGAATACATCATAGTCGTGTTTACTCCTAAAGTCTTTTTGAATTGGATCTATGCCAGATATTTTTTTAAAGGATTTAATCCACATCAACGTATTGTAAAATCCATTGAAGTATATGATGTTCGATATGGCCAAAAAAAGAATAGCAAGGCCAATCAGATAATATGCATGTCCCATCATTTTTTATTATATCTGGTTGGGGATTTATGTTTAGAACATCTCAATCATAATATATAGATAATGTTAATTAGCGAGTCTGTATTTACTCCAACGAACAATAGAAATTATAAAAAATTCAAATCACTAGGATATGAATTTGATATTGGTGATGTGATATTGGTAAGTATCAATCATCTTTCTACAGGATCAAAATCTATTGTTGTTGTACAGTGTGATGTTTGTGGGTCTAAAATGGATTTAAAATATTCCATGTATGTAAAGAATACTAAAAAGTATGGCATTTATACATGTAATGGTCGATGCTCCAAAATAAAATTTAAAAAAACTTAGAATTTCGGTTCAGAGACTCCGATGCAAAATCCCGATATAAGAAATAAAGTTGGTGAGTATTTCCTATCTAAATATGGAGTTAGACACCCATCAATGCTTTTAGAATTTGAAAAGAAAAAACAAGACACAAATATAGAAAGATACGGAGTTCCTCACCAAATGCATATATCAGATAATATCCTAAAAATAAAAAGCTCCAAGTTAGAAAAATACGGGAATGAAAATTATAATAATATCAAAAAGAATAAAGAGACTTGCTTGGAACGATATGGTGTTAATAATGTAATGAAAGTTGAAGAGATATTTAACAGGCAAAAATCATCTAGCTTTAGTAAAAACGAAATAAATAATTTAATATATCAAAGTACTTATGAGCTAGACTTCATAAAAAAATGTCTGAGTATGAACATTAGAATAGAAAACGGGCCATCTATTGATTACGCATTTGATGGCAAAGATCATAAATATTATTCAGATTTCTACTTGCCAGAATATAATTTAGTGTGTGAGATCAAGTCTAATTATATATACAACATGGAAGTTGATATAAATGAACGTAAAAAAGCATCTTCGATAAAAAATGGATATAATTTCTTATTTATAATTGATAAGAACTATACTGAATTTGAAAAAATATTGATTAGATAATGGTTTGCCCGTTGTACAAAAGATTAAAGGAAAATGGAACAAGTTTTTATGTATTTCCGGGTAGTGCTGAAGATATTTCAGCCAGTCACCAGAATCAGAATTATAAAATGTACTTTTCTAAGTACACTTTAGTCAACTTTCCAAAAGTAAACTCTGTTGATCCTGGTGGTACACAATCAGAATATATTACATTTAATTTTGGTACTTTCAGCACCATATCTCCCGGTGCCCCTGATAATTTCAGTGATCAAATAGTTGAATCTCTTAGAAATTATGTCGCTAATCATGAGACATCAATAAGAGGATCTAGATTAAACAATACAGATTTTTACTATGACCCAACTGCATTAGAAACAACTTCAGAAAAGATATTTTTTAAATGGTGTAAGAAAATAGGAATAATAGGATTTGAACCAGCTATTCCCCAAGATGAATATTTTGACAATTTGGATGAATTTGCTAGAAAAAATTCTAATGATGATTCTTATTTTAAAGAATATCTCTGGAAAGAAAGAGAGATATCCGAATATGCAATTATTGATATAGATGCAACATCGAATTTGACTCTAACGGTTAATGGGGTGTCAAATATCAGAGAAGGTGATATTATAGAAATCTATGGCGATTCTGATTTAACGACAACTATAGGAGAATACGTCAGAGTAAGAGTATTGGGAGTGACATTCGATGTTGATGACAATCATGTTATTGAACTATCATTGACGCCGGGTGGATCCTATGTCGCCACAGGAACAAAAATAAGATTATACTATCATAGACTAATCCAATATATTGGGGAAGTCAATGGTGTTTCAAACGTTCAACAATCTAACAAATCATATACCGAAGTTTATGCGCATGTTCCAGATCACACTGGACAAACACCTGATATTCTTTTCAGAACAATCGCAGATTCAAATTATAAACCAGGATTAATATTTCCGATAAGACCAAATCAATATCAACCAGAAATTGTTGGAGCTGAGTTATTTTCATCACCAATTGTAAATGATCCACTATCCTATCCTGGGTCCTATTATGGTCAATTTGATACTCCAGATTTCACATACGAAGTTGCAAATGGAGATTCGTTCAGAAGATCTGGAAGCTACTTTGGTGTATCAGGTGATATTAACGAACCTATAGTTGATGGATCTTTGATAGACGGAATAACAATAGATTTTGATACATCACACTATGTTAAGATGAATATCGAAGATAGAGTTATTTCAACATTTGATCAATTCAGCGCATTGGAAGTTAATAACGATCCTCCACAAGATTTTGATTTTAATGCAATTCTGTGGTACTATATGGTTGAGGACTCTAATGGAAATAAGAGAACAAACTTGTATGGAATCTCCTTTTTGGATAATCCAGAAAACAATCCCGTTGTGGACGATATTGGACTAAGATTTCCTCTATATAAAAAATTAGTCACAAATGGCCAACAAGATGGAACATCTTATGCCTTTGCTATTAATTTGAATTTCAATATTGTAAGTGATAACATTATCGAGGCCTATAATCCTGACGCCGTTAATTCACTATTCAGTATGAACTTATTCAACAGCGCTATGAGCAAATTGGCGTCAGCGAATGACAGCTTTCTGAACGTTATAAGTGAGCATGTTACTCTAAAAACCGAAATAAATGGATTAAAACAGCTTCTATATTCTCAAACTGACTTTGCTGCAATAAATTCGAGACTCTCAACTCTGGATAGCTTGCTAAGATTATATAGCACAAGTCAAATGGTTTCATCAGATACAATTGAAGTTGAATTGGATGATAGTGTTTCTCCACCTGTAATAAAGCATAACTCTATTGATAGGTCATATATTTCAACCGAAATATATAAGACAAGTCAGATGTTTTCATCTGCTGGAGTAGTTCCTGTTCAAATAAATCCACCTCAATATAAAGATTTCCTAATTCAGATCGAGAACAATGATGAGGTAGAATTTGAACTTGATGGCAATCTAAAGATAGTCTTGAACTCAGATCTTGAAATAAGACAAAGTATAGATATTTTGATATCTGGATCTGATCTATCTTCGCAAAATAAAAAACTTGATATTTACATAACTACCGTCAATCCAAATACAAACATTGTAGAGGAAGATGACGATGAGGTAACTACAACAAGTTCTGACGGATCAACAGAATTCTCTGATGTTCAACCTGTCGAAACACTTTTAATTGGGGATGTTGATCTGCCTGTGTTCTATAATTTGAATACATCTCAACCCAACTCTGCCAAGTCATGGAAGAGTTTTAATTTTGATATAGACTTCGATGAAGATATAATAATGCTCCCCAATAACACTTTACAAATATCCCTAGTAGGGAATCAATTTATAATTGCAAACTCAATCAAAGAGGGGGATGCTTTAGTACTAAATAATTTATTTATTGGCACTTCATCAGTTTTTGATTTCTCTGGCCAATATTTTGTGACTTCTGTGTCTGTCAATCAAATAACACTTGATATATCTATCAATGAGGAATTTGTCTCTTATGGAACGGGACTTCTCCCTCTAACACTCCATAGTGCATCTTCGACTGTACTGAGCAATAGTCCATTCATATCTCTAAACAAAGGAATTTGGGTAAGAGTTACAAGAATTAGCTCTTCTGAACAAGTCTCCATAGATCAAAAATATTTAATTGATGTTAGAGATCTGCAATACTAACTGTAGATAAATTCTAAACTAATACATCCGATATTGTCCACTAAGTCATTATAATAGCAATGGTGAAGGTAAAATCCAGTTAAATTATAGATCTTTTTCAATAGTGGATTTTTTCTAATAATTTCTAAATGTTGATATGACTCAGTGTCAACGAATGAGTTGCCAGTTACTGATTTGCACAAATGCAATAAATATTTATAGAAATTTATTCCCTTTATAAGGGATTCTGATCCAGATATATCAATTCTGATTAAATCAGGATTTGAATGTGTAATTACACCACCTCTTATGGTTGGGATCTTTGATGGATCACCTAGCCAAGGATTGTTCCATTGCCTTTTTGCCTCATTCCATATCTCTGGATTATATAAGAATCCATAAGGATATGCATCGATTGTTAAATTTGTTTTTAACCCTATTTTGAATCCGATATCTTCAAATTCAAGAAAGCAGTCTAAAACAGTTCCAATATCTTGATTCGTATATGATCCAAATTTTCTTATCACAAATTAATATCAAAAATCCAAATTCACAACTATTTCATCATCCAATGCATCATATCCTTCTTCTCTTGGGGGTTCATTATAAAGAGCTCCATTGCTCTGAATCAGAACATAATTTTTGAATGATGAATTCCAATTAGAAAATACTCCAGAATCTGGATTATAGAACTTGAATGTATCGATATACGGATAATATCTCAATTGGTGATTGTCTAATTTTACCTTCAAGAACAATTCTACATTTGAACTTCCAACTTGGAAGTATATTTCGCTTTTTGAGGTTTGTTCTGTTTTATAGATATATCCATTTTCTTTTGCCCAAGTCTTAAAAGAAGTCACGTCATGATCATAGATCGAATAGATTCGATCCATTACTTTATATATCTTTCCATCTTCCGCGACACATTCCTCCCAAAGAAGAGCTCTAGTGCGTAATTTACCATCTTCTTCAAGATTGATAAGCATTTTAATCTTATTTGGATTCTTGGCATAAAGCTCCATAAATCTGTTTCTATCATTATATCTCATACATGAATTCCAAAGAGTACCGCATGATCTTTCGTTTGGCATATGATAATTTTGATCTAGGTACCATTTTAATATTTCTTCTCCTTCAATAACCTTGAACTTAGAACTATCATTTGAGAAATAGCTTTTATAGATATTGACAAATTTTTCGATATCGTGACTAGATATTTGAAATTGATTGATCCATTCTTTCTTTATCAACTTTGTAATAAACCTACCAATTTTCATTTTAACACGATGCTTAGCATCATCTGCAAATCCAGAAGAAAGATGGAGCTTATCCTTTGGTATATAAGAAATATGACCAGACTCTGAATCAGCTTTGATCCAATCACCTATTGGATCCAAATATTCATCACGGCAAATAACATCGGATATTCTTGAGATATGATAATTATGGCAAAATATCAAAAATTTCCGAAACTCGTTTTCAATATTAAATGAATAGAACATAATATATAGACTATGGAGTTTTTATTAGAGTATTCGTCTTATTATAAAGTTGGGGACAAGGTTCTAATAGAGTATTGGTACAATGATGACATAACAGTTGTTAAAATAGATGAGATCATTGGTAGGAAATACAAAGTTACGCACAATATTCCAGAATCTAAAATTTTTAATGCTCCAGATGAATTACTTAAATCTTCAGACATAATTGATTATTTTAAGCCCTAGTGTTATTTAACACTACATTTTCAATGTACAGGTTGTTTATTATCCATCCCACAATATGTGGAAATCAAGTATCCGTAATAGCCAACGTCCTGAGGATCATTCATATCGAGATATTGTGTGGCTAGAATAGATAGTTCGTCACGGGTTAGGTTGTGATCTAAAAACTTAACTTTCAACATATCATATTGTCCTGATTCTTGTTGATCCATAAAATCATCAGATTCTCTCCAATTCTTAACCTCTGTCAAATTAGCACCTGATTCTATATAGACTTTGGAGTCACGGTTCTTTCTTTTCCATCGATTCTTACGGCGACGGCGACTCTTTTTACTAGAATGTGTATATTCAACGATGCCATTGGTACTCATGTGATCCATGTCATATGCATCATTATCCACATAAGTTCTCTTTTGTGTATATGTAGGATAATTCGAATATGAATATGATTTGTATTCAGTTTTGGTCTTATCTCTTTCAGTTGGAAGACTTTCCCAATCAATCAATATTACAGCATCTGCAAGATTCGCAAGGTGGGTAAGATCCTGCCTTTCATTGGTTGTATGTTCATTATAATATCCAACAGATATATTAGTGCATTCGGATATCACTCTTACAAATTCAGCTGAATCTGTATAGATCCCTGTGTCATCCTTTCGATAAGAGAGATTCAATTTATTGAATTCGGAGGCAAGTGATTCTGCAAATTTATCGGAGCAGGTTCTGGTAGAGGATTGGTGAGTAATTACAGAGTTTGTGCCTCGTCTATCAAAAGACACCATTCTATGATATGGCGAAAATTCATCTATAAGATTAGATGCAGCCGTTGATCCCAAACAACCAACCTCTTCACCATAGAAAAAGTAATAAGTCCCTGGAATATTATGCTTCATCATCCACAAAAGGATTGTGACTCCAGCTTTATCATCTGCTCCCAAAATCGATGTCCCATCAGTCTTAACTATTTCATTACCACAATCATCATCGAAGACGTGGCTTACATCAACTTGAGCTTGACAAGCAGTGTCCAAATGAGATGTAAAAATGGTTTTAGAATTGCCAACTTGATAATAAAAGTTTCCAAACTGATCTTCTTTCAAATCTTTTGGAAAAAGTCCACACTGAATCATATCGTCTACTAGACCATCCTCAAATCCAAATGGATAGGTCTTGGTAGTCAATTTCAAAAAAGTTGATTTAATCCACTCAAACGTATCTATCTTCACGTATACAAAATTTTTACAAATATACGAAATTTTTCCAAATTTGGTGTATTAATATATAATATATACCCAATGATCAAAAGATATCATCAATTTCTTTTAGAATCCATAGAAATCAATGAAATAAGGGATTATTTTTCAGATCTAATAGATAGTGGATTTGGAATAGATATCATCGATAATATTTACTATGATACAACTTATCAACATCTATCTAAGGAATATGGTATAACCATGGTAGATTTTGATAGACATGAATCATATCAATTAATGTTTTCTGGGTCTAAATATAGAGAGGGTATTATTATAAAGCTGTTGGTAAGTGGTGGCGCCACATTTGAGGACGTAACAATTGATTTTCAAAATTCAATTTCACAACTGGATTCAATTGGATTTAATCTCTTAAAAATAAGAGCTATTTCTGACAATGGCAATGGATGGGATGATTTGAATGTAAATCATATTAGTATGAAAGATAGCTCAATTGTATTAGAAGGAATGAATTTTGAATATAATCAGTGTGTTCTGGAGTTGCAATTCTATATTGACGATGAAAAGAAATTTAATGATATCGATGTGGCTAGATACTATGGGTGGACAGGTTATGAAAAAGATGAGTCTGGAAATATATCCATAAAATTGGAAACTTCGGATGTTATTTCTACTTTTGGATATAAAAGCGAATACTACCAAATATTACTCGAATATGAGGATATATTTGATAGATATAGGAATCATGGGAATTACGTACCGCAAGTTAAAGAGTTTGGTCAAAGATATTTTGGCATTGATAAAGAAAATATGATAAAACTCCTCACCTATATTATTGATTCATCAAATTGGAATGTATTTTTGGATAAATATGTGGAAAACGAAGAATTAAAAACTCTATCCAAGGATAATTTCCTAATCGAGATAACAAGCTATAAGCAAGAGCGCAATCTGTGCTCAGTATTAGAAAATTGCAATGCAGATTATAGCGATATAATATCTGATATAAGATGGATAATTGGGGATTTTGCATCAGATGCTCATGCTGGAAAAAATCTGAAAGAAATCCAAAATTCATTTGATGATATGTTAAGTAAGCATTGCTCTTACACAGTAGATGGTGAAGATATGAAAATTCGATTCAGTAATGATTGGATTAGGGATGTACAAATGTATATTCTAAATGAATCTTTAGAATCAATTTTCTCAAACTGGGTCACAGAAGAAATACCCAGATCGGAGAAAGATCTTAAGCCTAGACTATCTGATTGGGGTGATATTGATAAGAAAGAACTCAATATCGAAATATCAGGTATTGTTGATAACTATAAGAGAAAAATCACATCATAGCTCCCGGCGGAACATTGGGTGGAGAACTAGCTCTCCATAGAACACAATCATTCGGATTTGTGTAATATCCATAATCCTTAAATATATCTGATTCTTCTAGAATTTTATTTACTATGGCATACTTATTAGATGTTATTATCAAATAATTCCTATTTGAATCATATTCATATTCAATTGCATTTTCCCTCAATCCATTTATTAATTGATCCATAGACATGGATTTACGCTTTCCTTTATGAATTCATTGAATTTTCTAATTTCCATTTATATTAAGGTATTCCTTTACTTTCATCAACATAAATTCAGTTATAAGATCTGAAGAAATAATAGAGTTAATATATTTAAGATCAACTTTTACTGATTTGCTCAATTCTTCAGCTTTGGAACCATCACCAGAAGCGACTATTTCATGGTAGTCCCTTTCAGTTAGAGTTATTATTGCTGGATGGTATTTTGCTGAATTGGATTTAGAAATATAGACTGGTGTCATAAATTCAATGTTAAAATCAGGACTTATAACTATTCCAGCCTCCTCTTCTATTTCTCTTAGAATTGCAGTTTGTGGAGTTTCCCCAACTTCTATAGATCCAGATATTACGGTGATATGGTACTCTTGCCCATCTACATACTTAAAAGTTGGAATGTATTCTTGTCTTATTATTATCTGATTCATTTCTATTAAATAGATAATACAGACAACATAGTCTGGCTCTTTTATTATAGACCAATCCTCAAATTGAATTAATTTCAAATGATCATCTGAATATAAAACATTCTCATCTTCATCAGGAATGTCAGATTTTGGTTTCAATCTAGAAAATTTGTCCATGAGGTATATATAAATATAAATTAGGACTTTCGTTTCCCATCTCTAAATGCTGATTGAGTCTTGTTAGAAAAATCAACCACGTCTTGTAAACTCATATTCCATTTACGAACATATCCTTCAATTGCACCAATCAAATCTGATAACTCACATAATTGCAAAATTCCATCATTTTGCTCGTAGGCATCTTCAAGTTCTTGATATTCCTCCTTTATTTTAGAAAATTCTCCGTACTTACCTTTCTTTATTTCTGTTTTATGATATCCCATGTAGCATTTGTATTTTTACCAACCTCAATAGTATTTTTATATAGTCATTGTGTGATTTAAATGAATCATCAATTACTATTCTATATAATTGAATACTATCTGTTTTGCGTATTAAAATTCTAGCAAATCCAAATTCATTCATTTCTTCAAGAATATCTAAAAAGACATCATTCTTTTCTCTAGTATAAAATTTTAATATTTCATATGGATCACTTTTATCAACTTCCAAGGCGTAGATCATAATATATAATACTATGGAGTTACAATATGTTTTTGTCTACGGCGTTTTTAGAGACGCTTATAATAATCTACTAGGTGAGTCTGTTTATTGTTGCAATTCATTTGTTTATGGTAAAATGTATAGAGTTAGTGAATTTTATCCAGGATTTAAGAGATCCGATTGTAGTGATCGAGTTTACGGTGATGTTTATCTAATAGATCCATCAATTTTAGAAACATTAGATGAATTTGAAGGCGAAGAATACGAGAGAAAGAAAATATGGACCTCAATGGGAGAGGAATGTTGGATATATGAATATAAATATCCAATAGATCAATTCGAGGAAATTACAGCAGGTGATTGGATTTTGAGATAATTTTCGATAGCTAAGTTCCATAATAATTGGAATGATTGATTAGAAAAGACTAAGGAGTATGATGATTCTTTCTGAGTATCTCTTTCTCGTAATACTCTTCAAATCCAGATAAAAGATCATTCATACCTGGAGACTTATTTAGTCCTATGATTTCATCTACCAATCCAAATTCTAAAGCTTCTTGTGAATTAAACCACTTGTCCCATCTAGATGATTCTAACATTTCATCAAATGTTTTTCCACAATTTTTAGCCAGTAATTTGAATAGAATATAATTGTATTTTTCGGCCTCTAGTTGCCCAATTCTTGTTGATTGCACATTACCCTCTATCCCATGCGATACCATATGAGTCATAATTTTAGAGAAAATCAATGAAGATCTTTTTCCTTTAGCCCCAGATGATAATAAAATTGATCCCATTGACGCACACATTCCTATATTTATAGTTGCAACGTCCGAAGAGATATAATTCATTAGATCCACAATTCCTAAGCCATGTAGTACAGAACCACCAGGTGAATTTATATGGAGCGTTATATCCTTTTTAGGATCAACCGAATCTAGAAAAAGCAATTGAGCTTGAATAATATCAGACATATGCTGGTTTACAACTCCTGAAACCCAAATTATTCTATCTCTAAGAAGTCTACTGAATACATCCATCTGAGTTACTCTTAATTCTCTTTCTTCTAAAATGTATGGTGTTAATCCATTTTCAATATGATAGTTTATTGAATCACCATTTATATTGAGATGTCTGGTTGCATATTTGCAAAATTCTTTTGAATTGTCCATTATAAATTTATTTGTTCATTCTATCTTTTATGAAATGGTTTGTTTAGAAGCAATTTTCTTGGAAAGATATACGATAAATCATATTCTTTGTTTTAATAAATTAATTATACTTTTTACATCCCCAGACTCAACCTCATGAAATTGAATATTATTTTCTCTTATCAAATTGTAATAAGAATTATCTACTTCTTTTGCTTGTTCTAAATTTTGAACCCTACCATCCGGTCTGTAGGAGGCGCAAAAACAAATCAAAAAAATATAATATATAAGTCATGAAATAGATTGATACAAAATTAATTATTATCACAAGGGAAGATATATCCGATGGATATAAAGTTGTTCAATCCGCCCATTCTATTGCAGATTTTGCTCACCAACATCCTGAAAAATTTAATGATTGGAAAAATACATCCAATTCTATAATCTGCCTCTCTTGTAAGTCAGAAGAACATCTTTTAGATCTCCATAAAAAGTGGAGTAAACGGACTCCGTGTTCAATATTTTTTGAACCCGATATAGATCAGTTTACTTCACTTTGTCTTTTTGGTGCCCCTGAAATAAGAAAATCATTTTCAAATTTACCCCTAGCTCTAAAAAAACAAATAACCCAATGAATAGACTCGCCGTAGTAGATGAAGTTAGATTACAAAGAATTCAATATCGTTTAAAATATGTTATATATACTTTATGAAAAATAACATTGAATTAAAAAATTATAACAAAAGTGGAATCTATAAAATAGAAAACATTGAAAATGGATTTGTTTATATAGGAAGTGCATACAATTTTTATAACAGATATAGAGTTCATAAATCAAGATTATCCAGAGGAAAACATGATAATTATCATTTACAAAAATCATATAATAAATATGGTGTTGAAAAATTTGAATTCAGTATTGTTGAAATAGTAGACAATATTGATAATATCTATGATATAGAAAAATTTTACATAAATAAGTTCTTTGGTACTAAATGTTATAATATTAACACCGAAACACAACCCCACATTAATCTCATTTCTTGGAATGATTCTAGAGAAAAAGAATTTTCTTTAATTTCCCCAGATGGAGAATTAAGATTTTTTAAGGGGTATGTAAGAGCCGGAAAAGAATTGGGAATACTACCATCAGGAATAAGACAAGTTGTAATTGGTAAAATAAAAAGCTATAAGGGATGGAGAACAATAGATAATAAAGACTATGATTATAAAAATTATAGAAAAATAAAAAATAAAGGGGCTAAATTACATGATATTAAATTATTATCTCCAAGCGGAGAAATAATTGGCCCAATATTTAATATTGAAGAATTTGCAAGATTAAATAACATACATCCATCGATAATATTTAATATTATCGCAAAAAGAACAAGATATTCTAATGGATGGTCTCTTTACGAAGGAAGTATCAAGAAACCGATAGAAAAAAATGCAAAATTATATGATATTTGCCTTATTTCACCATCAGGTGAAGTATTTGATGGTATAGAAAATCTTGCAAAATTTTGCAGAGAAAACAATGTCCAAATAGCAAGCATAAGAAAGCTTATAAAAGGAACCATCAAAAGAAAATCTTATAAAGGATGGAAATTAAAAGAAAATCACCATGTCAAAAATTGAATTACGAATAATTAAATTCCTGAATAGAATTCTTAAGAAATTCAACAAGCAAATATCCATTAATGGAAAATACTACCTTATAGAAGAGGGAAGAATTCATTACGAATGTGTGTATTGTCAAAGGGATCAAATAGCTCTTCCGGATTTTAAGTATAAAAAATATTCATACGAGTTGCAAAAACTACCACAGATTACATCACAAGATATAACTATTTCAGATGATGAATTATACGAAATTTATGGATGGGCCATAGAAACAAGATCCACAATAAGTGTAGATGAAGATGAAAATCCCCAATGGAGAAATGCCAAACCACATAAGATATACTCGTCTAGAGAAACGGCGTTGGATTCAATAATCCAACTAAAATCAACCGAAGACCCATGGACCAAAAGATACTACTCATATGAATATCGAGTTAAACCCATCTATCACATTTCATCAACAGAAGGAATGCGAAACGTTCTAATCAATAAAATCTTAAACAAATAAACCAAAAACAATGAAAACAAAAGAACAAAACAAGCAAGAAGTCGTTAATTATCTAACCAAGTGCTCTCAACACATTTTCGTTAAGGGATGGGAAGAATGGAGGCAAATTTTTCTTAAGCAAAAAGAAATAACAGAATTTGTTAAAATACTTGTTAAAGAAGATGGATTTGAAATTTACTCATTTGGAAAAATTAGAAAACTCACTAACAAAGACATTGATGACTTGGTTGAGAATTTCAAATCAAATGCAAAAAATCAAATCAAAATGACAACATTTGTTAATCAATATGTAAACGGCCCAAGGCTTTGTGCAGTCAAAAGCAATAGATACGTCAAAGAGCAGGTAGATAAAATTCTTAATCAAAGAGAGGATCCGTCCAAAAAAGAATCTACTATATCTAAAATTTTCAAATTCTAAATATTTTGGTGGAGGAGGTGGAGGAGGTGGAGGAGGAGAAAGTGCATGTATTAATATATACTGAAAGATAATCAGTATGATAGTATCAAAATCTGCAGAAGTCACAATAAATCCATCAAATTATAAGCATTACGCTAGATTTTATCCAAGCATTAATTTTAGGGATAAAGTCTTTGTTAATATTTCCGAATTAACCAAATCATCATCATGTATTATCAAAGCTTCTTGTGACTTCTGTAAATTTGAAAAAGATATAACATATAAAGCATATTGCGCCCAAACAAAATCCATAGATTATTATTCTTGTTCCAAGAAAGATTGCGTTAGTAAGAAAATTAAACTAGTATCTCAACTAAGATATGGTGTAGATAATCCATCTAAATCAGAAAATATTAAGGAAAAAATAAGAAATGTAATCAAAGAAAGATATAGAGTTGATAATGTTATGCATCTTGAATCATTCAAAGAAAAACAGAAAAAATCTATACGTAATAGATACGGGGTTGATAATCCATTTCAGTCTGAAGAAATTAAAGATAGAATAAAAGCAAAAAATTTAGAAAAATATGGAAATGAAATATCATCAAAATCCCCAATAATTAAAGAAAGAGTAATTATAAACAATAACAAAAAATATGGAGTTAATTATCCGCAACAACTGGAAGAAATTAAAGATAAAATAAAATCCACCAATTTAGAACGATATGGATATGAATCGGCATCATCCTCTATTGAGATAAGGAATAAAATAAAATCAACCAATTTAGAACGATATGGTGTCCCCAATTACTCCCAATCAAACGAATTTTGGCATAAATTTAAAAGCTCAATTGCTTGGAAAAAACACAATGGGCAAAATTATCAAACCTCATATGAGCTAGATTTTTTAATACATTGTGAATCAAAAAATATTACATTATCATCGAATATACCAAGGATAAAATATAATCTAAATGAAGAAGATCATTATTACTTCCCCGATTTTTACATAGAATCCATAAATTTATTAATAGAGATAAAATCTTACTATTGGTGGAAAAAGCTGGAAGATAAAAACATTCAAAAAATTGAATCATCCAAACTACTAGGATATAATCACATATTGATAATGGAAAAAGATTATTCTGAATTTGACAAACTTATACAATCGATTTTATAAAATTTTATATGAGATCAAAATTAGTTAGCTTTATTGGTGCACCCGCATCAGGAAAGTCAACGTTGGCAACAGATGCCCACACAGAGCTAAAAAAATTAGGAAAGAATTCCATCTACATTTCGGAATCAGCTACGGACTTCATTGCAGAATACGGAATACCAGATACTCCAGTAGATCAAATAACAATATTTTATAAACAAACCAATAGAGAAAAAATGTTTATTGGTACAAAGGAGTATATAATATGTGATTCCAGTGGAATCTTGAATTATTTCTATTTTAGAAAACTATTTAAGACACCCCTATCCAACAAGGACATAGCAACGATAAATCACCTTCAAAAAGAGATACTCAAAACATTGAACCATTGGGATTTTATATTTTATCTACCACCCATGTTGGGAAATACGGAAGATGGTATAAGATATCAAAACAAAGATGAAATAATAAAAATAGATAGATGGATAAAATCCTACCTTGAAATGGAATCAATTCCTCACATAGATTTAAGTAGTATTGATGTTAGTAAGAGGCAAGAATTTGTTATAAAAACCATATTACAATGAACTACCTTAAAAAGGGAGATTATGTTAGAATTAAAGATGATTGTGATATCTTCAACCACATAAAAAACACAACTGGTCGAGTAATAAACATTACAAGCAGCGGATATATAGTTGAATGTATTTTCAAAAATCCATATCCTGATTTCTATAACATCCCCTATGAGTACATTTCAATAATACCCTACACTCTAAGAAAAATAAGAGAAAGAAAAATAGATCGCATAATAGATGATAAATCTGAATATAGTAACTAGATGCACTAGACTTAAATACATCAATGATGTAAAAAATTCCATATTTAATACCGATAAATTCGAAATAACTTGGTGGCTAATATTCGATACTAGAAATCTAAAAGAAATAGATGCTGATTTTTTGGAATCCCTACAATCAGTAAATTGCAAAACTCTATTCTATAAGGGAGAAGATGGGGACTTTGGCCACCAATTGGTAAATAAAGTATTTGACCAAATATCAGATGGATTTGTCTATATGTTGGATGACGATAATATAATACATGAGGACTTTTATGAAAATATCCACGAGTCTATAATAAAAAATCCAGAAAAAAGAGGATTTATATTTTCACAGAAAGTTGGAGGAAGAGATTTTAGCGGATTAGATGTGAGAATGGGATCTCCAGAAAATACCAAGGTGAGTCATATAGATATGGCCCAATTTATTTTAAGGAGGGATCTAATAAGATCATATAGAATAGATCCTATGAATTATATAGCTGATAGCATTTTTATAGAAAAAATCTACACAGAAAATAAGGATGACTTTTTTTTCATAAATAAAATCCTCTGTCATTATAACTATCTTAGTAAGGATAGTGGATGGGTATCATCTCCACGTATATTATACATAGGCGAAGACATACCTGTATTAAAATCAATTGCATACGAGAATCTAGGAGAGAGCGATCACTTAAAAGTGGAGTATAGAACAGATGATTCTGATCTACAAAACATACTTAATAACTTCAATCCAAATGCCATAGTGGTAGTTGGTGATCCAAATAATGGTAGAAATGTAATTTCTCAGCCTCCAGATATAAGAAGGAGGGCAATTCATTTCGACAAATCTTCCTCTTCAATTGGTGAATCTGCCTATCAAGTGGCGATGAACTGGATTTTAGACCACAATAGAAGAGATACGGTGTCATATTTCACCCCAATTTATAATACGGGAGAAAAGCTAAGACTAACATATCAATCTCTACAAAACCAAACCTGGAACAATTGGGAATGGGTTATTGTTAATGATTCAACAGATGATGGCAAAACTCTAAAAATAGCAGAGGAATTAGCATCAAATGATAATCGTATAAAACTATATGATTTTAGAAAAAAATCCGGGGGAGTTGTTGGTGAATCAAAGTACAGAGCTGCAACACTATGTAGCGGAGAAATACTTGGAGAGGTCGATCATGATGACTATCTAATGCCAAACTGCACAGAGATGCTATTGAAAGCATCAGAAAAGCATCCACAGGCTGGATTCTTCTATACCGACTGTGTAGAGCTAACTTCAAATTGGGAATCTCCGAAATTTTATGGAGAAGGATTTGGATTAGGATATGGAAAATATAAAGAAGAGATGCATTTTGGAAGAATGATGAATGTGGCTGAGTCATTTAATATAAATCCAAAAACAATAAGGCACATTGTGGGTGTACCTAATCACATCCGAGCTTGGAGAAGAAAAGATTATATGAGAATAGGAGGCCACAATAGAAATCTAACAATAGCAGATGATTTTGAGTTGGTTATTAGAACATTCTTAGAAACAATATTTGTTAGAATCCCAAAGCTTGGGTATTTGCAATTTATTCATGAAAACGGATCAAATACACATAAACAATCCATATATGATATCCAGAGAAGAGTAAGAACTATATCAAACTATTACAATCTACGAATAAAAGAAAGGTTTCATGAATTAGGAGTAAATGATTGGGCATTTCAAGAAAATCCCCATTATCCGCTCCTAACTCCAAGTAGGTTTGGTGATAAAGAGGAAAAGGTTAATCTTATTTATGAAGAAGAATCTGGACTAAAACAGGAATTTATGTCAAATACACCCCCTCAATCTGCTGATCCACTAAATTCAGAATTAGAATATATGATTTGATTTATTCTCCAATCTCTTAAATTCGTGAAGTGATTTTTAAAGTGTCCCTCTTCATATTCAGATTCTGAGATACCATATTTCATATCTCCGGGTTTGTCCCTGTTAATAACATAATATTTATCACCGTGAATAAAGTATGAATAAATTACACCTCGGAAAAATTTTGCCCTATGGTAGAAGGATCCAAAGATAGTGTCTTTAATACAAATGCAATGAGTTTTTTGGACCTTAACGGGCTTTGCTCCCGAATTTCTACCATAGGTGAAATTATGATCTCCCACAGATGGAAGAATTGAATTCATTTTTTCAATCCTCACAACGTGTTTTATCTTTTTGTTTAATTCGCCCTTTATATTATTGACAGTTTTGGAAAACTGAACCTCATTTTTGCCTATCTCCCTAGCAAATTTTTCCGGAGAGAATCTCATGAATTCTTTAAGAAGCAAATATTCAGCACTATCAGACCTCTCGGGATTTAAAGTCCTTAAATAGTCCACGTATCTCTGTAAATCAGGAAGCGTTGATATGCTGGTCAGAACTCTCACTACACAAATATATTAAAAATGATCGAATGCAGACTTTTTTCGCAATGACAATATAAATTAAAAATTATATCTATAATGCTATTGTCATGCATAATCGACGGAAATTACATTTTATCAAAACTCGTATTCACTCTACATAAAAACAATTTACTATATGGAGCTTTAGATCAGGCATTAGAAAATTCTATATTAAATTATAGAAAAATTTACCCATTCAGTGATTTCTATCTCGTATCTGATTCAAAAGAAAGATCTTGGAGAAAAGAACTTCTAACAGAATATAAAACAAATCGAAAGAAGGACTCTGATATTGATTGGAAATTTGTATACTCTACATATGATAGATTCAAATCTAGGCTCTCTGGGGTCAAGATTCTCGAATATCCTCGAATAGAGGGAGATGACTGGATAGCATTTTTAGTCCAAAAATTGAATGAGGATAAAAAGTCTACTATGATAGTCTCAAACGATTATGATATAAAACAACTCATAACCTTCAATTTAGAAGGAATGTGGATAAATTTCATGTCAAATGAAATGTTCAATAAGCAAAAAATATTTCTACCAAGCAATTACCAAATAATTATAGATAAGATTAGAAAGCTACCAAACGATGATATTTTCAATCTAAATGATAACTCAGAATTTCTATCTCTATTTAAAAAATTTGAAACAAAATACGAAATATCAGAAATCAACAACATGGAATCACTTTTTATAAAAATAGTCTCTGGAGATTCGAGTGATAATATACATTCGGTTTACAGAGTTAATAAAAATGGAAGAGTTCGTGGAATAGGATTCAAAGGAGCCCAATCAATATATAATTCATATATTAATGAATTCGGAGAAGTATCTTTAACAGATCCTGATTTATATGAAAATATTGCTGATATAATTTGTGAAAAAAAGAAGCTATCAAAATCTATGATAGGAAAAATAGTTTCCAACATAAATGGCAATATGAAACTTATTGATCTAAGAATGAATAACTTCCCAAGTGATATTCTAAATTCAATGAACGATAGATTTTCAAAATGTCAATAATAGAACAAATATTCAGACTCACCACCCATGGATTCAAGTCCACACTTAATAAGTGGTCGATTAGAAATCTCAAAATTGATGTACCAATTGAAGTATCAAGGCTCTTGATATTTGAAAATATATTAGTACTAGATAGTGGAAATTTAGAAACAGGAGAAGAACACTACGTCTATAATCCAGATCTAATCGGAAAAGAAATCACAATCAAAAACGAAGAAATATCTAATTCTTTAATAAGCATTTTAAGGCAAATAAAATTGAACTCTATAGATGTTTGAGATCAAATGCGAAGATAATCTCTCATTTATGAGATCTATAGATTCCAATTCTATTGATTTGATCTATGGTGACATTTCGAAGACCTAAAGCCAAAAAAAGAGGATATATACGAATTCTATGTGCCTAGAATAAAAGAAATGCATAGAATTTTAAAATCCACTGGATCCATCTATCTTCAAATGGATTGGAGAATAAATCATTGGATTAGATGTATAGGTGATGATATATTTGGATATGATCGGTTTCTGAATGAAATAGTATGGTACTACAATTCATCACCAAGAAAAAAAGGAAATTTCAGCAACCGACATGATACTATATTGAGATGGTCAAAAACAAAAAAATTTAAATTTAACGAAGATATCGTAAGAGAACCATATTCACTATCCGCTCCTCGCGGATATGAGAAAGAGAAATACTATCATCCAAAAGGAAAAGTAATGGGAGATGTTTGGCAAATAAACATTTTAGGACAGAACGATAAAAGTGAAAGAGTTGGATATTCAACCCAGAAACCAAAAGAATTAATTAAAAGAATAATCGAAGTATCAACTGATAAAGGAGATTTAGTGGGGGATTTTTTCATGGGATCAGGAACATCGGCTATTGCGTGTAGGGACACGGGGCGGAAATTTATAGGATGTGACATAAACGAAAAAGCAATAAAGATATCGAAAGAAAGAATAGGAATAAAATGATTGAAAAGACATTCAAAAATTTTGATATTGAATCAGATGAAGGCAAAATGCTATTAGCATCCATTGCCATCTTGACAAGTATTAGTATTTCAGATATACAGGAGAAAAAATATGGAAGTACTTGTTCTCCAGAGGATGTTATAGATACTATTCAAGATTTAGCAAACAGAATATTTCACGAAAAAGAGTGGAAAAGAGATCAAATGGGTAAAAAGAGAATTGAAAAAATAAATAAACTAGAAAATGAACTATCCACTACCAGGAGAAATTTATAAACATTACAAAGGCGGAACATATGAGATAATATCCCTCGCAATTCATACAGAAACAAAGGAAACTCTAGTCATATATAAGTCTCTAAATTTTGGATCTGTACATGCTCGTCCGTTTGAGATATGGAACGATACTGTACAAATAGAAGAATCTAAGGGCGAGCTAAAAACAATTGTTCCAAGATTTAAGAAAAATGGTTGAAGATAATATATTATCAGTCTCCAAAGCCATGTTCCAGAATAAAAATAATTGGCCATTGGTGACTATTGATATGAAGGAGAAATACTTCTTCATATTTAATAGGTATCTAAGTAAAAAATATCCCAAAGAGGCTCAACTTATCAATGATAAATTGATAAATAAATCCATTGGATTAGACCTTTGGTACTATTTCATGTTAGACAAACCATACCCAAGATGGTTTTGGTCCAAATCTAAAAAATCAGAATCGGAAGACATATCAGATAAAGACTATGATCTCCTGATGCGGAAATTAAACCTAAACAAAAGTGAGGATTTAACATATTTAATTAATAACTTCTCTGAAGTAATTGAAGAAGAATTAAAATTTTATAAAAAACAACTTAACAATGGATGAAATGAAATGGTACGCTATCAGAACACAAAATAATAAAGAAAAGAGTGTTTTAGAAAAACTGACCCTGGAAGTGGGGAGATCAGGAATGTCAAATCTCGTTGGTAGAACAATAATACCGGTGGAGAAGATCTTGTCCTCAAAAGGTGGAAAAAAATTCTTTAGAGAAAGGACAATATATCCCGGATATGTATTTATTGAGACATCAGCTCTAGGAGAAGTGAATAATATTCTTAAAAGCGTTCAAGGAGCAACTGGATTTGTCAGAAGCAAATCAGGAGATATACATCCCATAAAAGACGATGAAGTTAGAAATTTACTAAAAGTTGAAGATGAAAAGCGCGAGGTTGTTGAGAAATTAACAACTTTCCACACAGATGATGAAATCCGAATAATAGATGGGCCATTTGATACCTTCAAGGGTAAAGTACTAGAAGTCCTCCATGAAAAGCAAAAAATTAAAATTGGTGTTCTGGTATTTGGCCGAATAACCAATATCGAGCTTAATTATGACCAAGTTGAAAGAGTCTATTAAAAATAGAAAGATATACGGAAATTACAGAGTTTATTCACCCGATGATATTCTGATGTTCAGAACCAATTTAAAAAAGATAAATTGGTATTTGGGTAGAAATTTAGCTCAAAAAATAGATGAGGAATCTATAAAGTTAACTTTTGTTCCAAATGGGATGGGATGTTATGGGGTTGGATATGGGTTGGGTAAAATGCAAAACATTTGCGTTGTGTGTGGAAATAATGAATTTCTAACAAAACATCATGTTGTTCCAAGATGCTACCGAATTCATTTTTCCGAATCATCAAAATCACATAAATTTCATGATGTTTTAACGCTATGCTCAAACTGTCATTACAAATATGAAGAAATAGCTTTTTCATGATAACCCATTTATTATTGAAGTTCAGTATCTTATGAATACTATTAGTGATCTAACATTTGATAATATTTATCATGAACATACTAATTATTGGTCAGTTACATCATTGAAAAACTTTTTTGATAAATTGGGAGTTACTATCAATAAAGTAGAACATGTTAAAACTCATGGTGGATCAATAAGAGTATATACTTCAAAAAATAATTCAATTGATGAAAGTGTTTCATTGTTTTTGAAAAATGAGAGTGGTTTTGGAATTGATGATTATTCAACTTATTTGAATTTTTCTGATAAAGTTAAAAATATCAAAAATACTGTATATGAAAATATAGTCGAACTGAAAAAAAGATATAAGATATCATCTTATGGATCACCAGCTAAGGCAACAACATCTCTTAATTATTTTGGAATTGATGATAACTTAATTGATTTTACAGTTGAAGATAATCAGTTAAAAATTGGAAAAATTATACCGGGAGTAAATATTCCGATAGTTTCGAAGGAATATTGTCTTAATAATTTACCAGATGTTATTATTGTCTTAGCGTGGAATTTTTTCAATGAGATAAAATCAAATAATAAAGATTTAATTGATTTAGGTGTTAAATTTATATCAATAAAAGATTTGGAAAATCCGAATATTTATTTTAATATATAAAAGAAAATATTAAATCATGTCAATTTTGAAATTTCGAATATTTGAATCTGAATCTGCCTCAGATATGGAAAATAATATAACGGACATTTGTAAAAAACTTATTGATAGTTGTGGACCGGGTAAGGTTTCTATTAAAAGTGTCTACTTTGGTAAAAAATATGAGTTTCCGCGGGAGTATGGGGCGAAGGAGCAGATTGAAGATGGCATTCCGGGAGTTGTAGTAAGAATAATGAATCGACCAATTGATGCAAGATATATCAAAAGAGAAACAAAAATTATAGAAGAGAATAAAAATTTTTGGAACCTCATATCTGAAATTAATCAACGACTTAAGTCTGAATATTTTTATAAATTTGAACAAGTTGGAGACAAAGATTTATACTTCTATATGATAGAAAACGATGCCGCTGACCATGAATACGCCATTCGTGGATGGATATAAGAAGGAAATAGCTAAAATCTATAACGCTCCAATAAATGGGGATCTAATAAGTAATAGAAAAATTCAAAAGATAAAAGGACTATTTCTTTGTATTTCAGAAAATAGAAATATACCATCTAAAAGAATAAAGGAAATAAAGAACGAAATAAAGAACGAATTGGGCATTAAAAAAATAACAAAAAATCTTACCAACAGATGGATAAATTCAAAATCGTCTACACCAGTAGTTTGTGTTAAAACACATGGCGAAATGGTTGTTAACCAACTCAAAAATATATCAAATTTCGTTAAAGAGTGGAGAATACATTTTGTAAATAATACCAATCCAAAATTTTTACCAGAAAATTGGTCTATTGATCATGAGTAACCACTAAAATTGATAAAATTCTATTTACCAATTTAGCATTCTAATATATAGATAGTGATAAAGTGTATGATTTGTAATTTAATGTATAAAGGACTAGCGGGACATCTGAAATCGAAGCATAATATATCCACCAAAGAATATAAATTAAAATTCCCAAATTCCACGACCCTATCCAAAGAAAGCTTATCAAAAATAATAAAGGATAAAAATAAAAAGTGTATTCACTGTGATAATACATTTCTTTCTAAAGATCCTAGAAATCTAACATGTAGTAAAAAATGTAGATATGATCACAGATCTTCCAAAACGAAAAGGAATAAAAAGAAGCAAAAACTACATTGATATAAAATGTCATTATTGTAATAAAGAAAAATCCATGTTAAAATACAGAGAGGGTGGTAAAAATTTTTGCAATAAAGATTGCTATTCCAATTATCATAAATCTCCAAAAATTACCATCAAATGCAAATATGCAAAATGCCAAAATTCATTTGAGAGGTACAAGAAAGAAAAAACAAAATATTGTTCCAGAATTTGCTATAAGCTCGACTATAGTGAAGACAGGCAGGATTTTAACACAAATAGTAACTATCGAAAGGGATACTACACATCTCTAAGGGATGGGTCTAAAAAATGGTTCGATAATCGATACGAGTTGAGTAGAATGAAACAATTAGACATGGATAAAAATGTTTTAGAATGGACAAAAAACAAAATAAAAATAAGATATACTGGAGAGGACAATAAAGAGCATATTTATACCCCAGATTTAATTATAAGATATAAAGACGAAACAATTATTGAAGAAATAAAAGAAAGAATTACCAAAATAGATGTTCTTAAAATGGAATCAGCTATTCCATTTTTGAAAAATATGAACATAGAATATAAAATAATTCAAAAAAATAACATATACGATGATTATCTAGATCCAATTATTGAAATCTACGAAAATAAATTTGGATCATTTCAAAGAATATCACTAATATATTCATTTATGAAGATGGCAAAAACCATATCTGATAGATCGACTTGCATAAGAAGGAAAGTAGGGTGTTTAATAGCTCCACAAAACTTATATAATATATCAGCAATTGGATATAATGGATCTTTACCAGGAAAAGAGAATGGATGTATTTCTATGGGATCTGGAAAATGTGGATGTATTCATGCGGAAATTAACGCATTATCAAAATTCAAAGAATTTAATAAGTCCGAGACATATATATTGTTTTGCACCCTATCTCCATGCATGAACTGTTCATCAGAAATCCTAAACTATCCAATAAAAAAAGTTATCTATTTGGAAGGATATAGAGACACTTCTGGAATAAGACATCTAAAGAAAAATGGAATATCTGTGATAAAATACCAAGAATTGGTAGATAAAAACAACACCGGATATGAAATCCCTAGGAGATAATAGTAGAAAAAATAGATACGTAAGATGTCTATTATAGATCAGATAAATGATTTATGCGAAACCTTCAAAGATGATACTAAAAGTATCTACTGTGTCAATGATTATGATATAATACCATTTGTAAAATTATACATGAACTGCAAGCTAATTAGCTCAGCAACTGTACATGATGGGTCTGGAGGGGTGACAATAACATCAATAAGTCCAGAGACGTGGTTTGATAAGCTCCTGCCCTATCTGGTAAATAATGTCAGGATAGTTACAAACTCAAGATCATTTATTTTGTTTTCCTTTTCCGAGAAAGGAATATCATCCACAAGTCATGAATGCAACTCTATGAGGTTTGAATCAGATGAAAAAATAGTAGACTTTCTAACTCTAGAAAGAAATGAAGATTTGGTCCTATATTATATTTGCAAATATGTTGATCTGTCCACACTACAACCACAATGGCTAATCAGCTATTATCTAGTCAAAGATCCAAAAGCAATAAGAAACAGAAAAATCAACTCTATACTTTGAATTTGGATCTATAATTCAAAACGGCTATATCTTTGGACTTAGCCTCAATTTCAACATCAAAATCCATCCCAAAATCCTCTATCTTCTCATAGATAAGATCAGCATGTGCGGTGAATTTACTTGAAATGTCTTCTATTTTTCTAGATGAACTCATGTGAGTAATAGGTCTGGACTTCCATGTTGACATGGCCATCTTAAGAGCCTCTTCCATTGATTGATCTTGAGGGCCATATTTAAAATGCAATTGATCAAAGACTATTGGAATACCTATTTTGGAATGAACAAGATCGTATAGCATTCTAACAGAATACTGTGATATTTTATCGTCATTTTCAACTGTTAGTCTTTTTTGACAAGACTCGGAAAGGAGTTTATAGTTATCACAAAATCTGCCAGCAGCTTCTTCCCTATTTGGTTGAGTAGTATTAATATGAATATTTATTGGATAATATGTTGTTTGATCAAGTCCCATCAAATCCATCAACACGGAATGTTGATTGAGTTCATAAATTGTCTTCTTAACAACTGCAGAATTGGAACTAGCCAAGACATTGAATGGCCCTGGATGATAACTGACTCTCATTTTATTTAATTTCACAAATTCTCCAATTTTAGATAATAAAGACTGAATTTCATCGAATCTGGGCAACTTTAAAAATTCATATTCAGTCATCCAGGGAAAAGAATCACTAGACATTCTATAGACCAATATGTCATTGGATAAATTCCATTTCAAAATTTCCATTGTGTCTCTTAAGTTTAGCAGTGATAGATCCGAAACATATGATAATCCCTTTGAATCAAATGTCTTTTTTACCATTCCTCTATTAACTTGAATAAAATCCTTCTTTTTTCTTAAAGAATTCAAAGAAAGATTTATACAACAATATCCAATGTTCATTTTATATATACTTTATGCGAATAAAAAGATTTAATGAGATAAATGAAGGATGGAAGGAAAATCTCCTAGTATCTTTATCTCTTCTACTTTCGACTCCGTCATTTTCCCAGAAATCAAATATAGATAAAACTGATCAAAAAGAGCAATCCATTGACTACAATAAAGACTTTTGGAGGGCTTGTTTTCAACTTTGTGAGGAACTAAAATCCCCCAAAATGTCTCTTGAGGAGAGAGCTGGAATCCTAGAAGCCCAAATTCATTTCCAAGCCAAAAGGGATGGAACATCACCGAAGAAAATGTCAGAAAAGGGGGAAATTACAGCTAAGATAATAATGGAAAAGGTATCCAAGTTATCCAATGATCAAATCGATATTCTAGTGCAAAAAGGATCTAGTGGAAATATATCTGGATCAATCACAGGTCTGTAATCAAATCTACTTTCAATTCTCTATTTATTTTCTCTAATTGTGGCTTCGTTATACCAATGCCACATGTAAAATCGGATTGGCAAAGGCAACACATCATATATATTATATAGTACTGAAGATCAATGGCGTACCCAAAGGAAGATTCTAATCTATTCTTATCGATTTTATCTACACAATTTCTACATATACTAAAATAGTATCCACTTTTCCCTGAAAATCCCATTAGATATTATTTTGTGTTCTCTCTTTCTTCCTTTCGTAGGCCAAATATTTAATTATAATATTGACCTCATCTGCTGTCACATCATATTTGCGACACATGTCCAGCTTATCCTTTTTACCAAAAATAGACTTCCTGAATTTTTTCAGTTCTTCTTTAATCCGAGAGAACTTCTTCATATCCATTTTAATCATGTGTAGTTTTGATTTTCAAATATACAAATTTCGCAATTTATATATACATATATGGAAATTAAAAAATTTGTTGATTTCATTAGAGAAAGCATATCAGATACTCCCGAGGAGTATATAAAAATGGAATTAACAAAATTGAAGAGAAAAATAGATGGATTCTTCGAAAAGAAAGAAGAAGAATCTGATGGGAATAAGGTTTCAAATATGTCTGACGCCCTAAAAAAGGGGAAGGATCAAGAAAAATCAGAAAAAACTATATCATTTTCTGAACTTGGTCTTCAACTACAAAGCTCTGAAATAAGTAAATACTCAGCTCTATATGATAATTTAGTGGTAAAATTTTCTGATGATGAGTTTCTTTATAATCTTTATGTTACAATTCCCCTAAAAGAAGCAGTTCCAGAAGAAGATGGAGAATCAAAGAACATAAAAAAATGCTTCCTTAAATTCAAGAAATATGATCTAGATCACTTTGATTTAATTGGGCAGATCACAAGAAATACAGATATCGATAAAATCGACGAAGATTATTTAGTATCTCTTAAGATAGATTTAGACGATGAATTTGATAAGAAAGAGGATTTAGGAATCGAAACCGAGTAATATATTCAATATGAATAGGATGAAATCATTTAATGACTTTTCACATCTTCGTAAAGATATCTATAAAGATTTTGGATCAACTAATAGAGAAATAAACGAAATAGAGGTGTTAAGACATATTGAAAATTTCATTATAGAAAATAAAATTGATGGACACAGAAAATGCAGACACGGTAAAGAATAATTTTTAATCTATTTTTATTGTACATAACGTCCGATGATAAACAATCGTTTTAATGTTGTTTATCATTTGTTATGTGTAGGTGTGGATTATTAAGGTAGAATGTTTAATCGAAGAACTGAACAAAAATTTTAAAAGAAAAAGAAGGGTGAGAAGTTTTAATTCTTAAAGATTAATGAAAAATCATAGTTATCATATCCTTCTACAATTCTTATTTTTACACCTGTTATATGTCCGAATGAGCCATACCCAAATTCTTTACCTGTTGATTTTGTTATTTGTCTCCATTCAGTTTTGGAAATATTGTGAATAGGTATATCCTTACCTAAAATATCTTCCATCTCCTTTAATGATTTTTCATAGTGTTCATCTTTTGGTTTCCCTATAATTAATCCAGGAAACATATTTTTGCTGTGAATTTCTTCAATTCTTATTTTCATAATTTTTTATTTTTAAAGATTTCTTTTCAATGTCTTTAAGTTCGTCTTTACCTCTTCCAAATTGTTACTACTTCAATAACACCACCACTCTTAATATCGGTGTTTATACTTTCGTTTAAGAATTGTCCAAAATTCTTAACTTTATTTATTTGTTCTCTCATTTCTTTACTCATAATTTTACTTTACTATCAAGTTTAGTGGTAAATTGAAAGTTCATCAAAGCAAACCTTCTCATACACCCAACCGTTATGTGTAATAAAAAATAATTATTATCCACTAAATGAAGCATCTCTATCAGATACCATCCAACCATTGAGCATACTGGCTGGTCCATATATTCTCAAATTTTTAATGCTTGTTTTTTCTAAATGTTTTTTAATAGAATATAAAAGATTTTTCACATTAGCTCTGCGAATACCATTATTAGATTCAGTTCTTAAAAGTTCTAATTTAGCAACTGAACTTGCTTTAAGTCCAAAATTAGTTTTATCTATTATTGATTCCAAATAATCTAACATTTCATCATTAGAACCATTTTTTATTAAATTATCTATTTCTTTAATATATTTACGGTTTAGTGTTTTCCTAATTAAAGATTCATTAAGTTCATCAAATCTTTTGATATGTTTCATATTGTATTAATTATTTTTTAATAACACATAACAAGGTGTATATGTAAGTTTTTTATTAGTTTTTTATTAGTGTATATATTAAAAAAAAATGTGAAAAAAACCTACATATACACCCAACCGTTATAGGTAATTGTTTTAAAAATTCCCACACTCCTTAACAATTTTCTTATTAATTAACCTTGTTTATATTCTTGCAATACATACGGTAAATTCATTGAACTTACTCTGTTTTTGCTTTCATAAATAAATTGCCCGTGTTCGTTTTTTACGGCATCAATTTCTTTACAAAATTCTAATTCGTCTTTAATTAATTCGGTCATTGCATCCATTTTATTTAAGTTTAATTTACCAACGCTAATTTTTAAAACAACTACCTATAACATAGTGTATATGTAATGTGAGGTTCAGTTGTATATTCAAAGTTTATATTTCTAATCAACATTTGTGGTTAAGTCAAGTTTCGTGTTTCAAATCTCACACTACATATACACAATCGTTCTGCGCAATCATGAAACGAACAGCCGAACGGTCACAGGGCCTTCGCGGAAGTCGCCAGTGATTGTGCCGTCCACGTATTGCTCGTCACCCTTGCGGAAGTTCTTCCACTTCCATGGGAGCGGCGTTGCATCGTAATCGCCTTGACCAAGGCCAACGGCAGCATTGAGCAGGTGCTGCCTGCCGTGAAGCCTTTGGCCTCAGCCCACGCCTGGGCCGCGTAGTATGCCTCCCATGTTCCCTTGTTATCGAACGTGGCCTGCTCCACCACTGGCTTATTGACCCTGACCGTTCCACCTATTCGCTTTCGCATTATTGTTGAGTTTTGAGTGAGTTGAAAAGACCGCGCAGAACATGCAGCTATGCGGCATGCCTCAACACAGGTCCAACGCGCTGCACGCCGCATAGCTGCTGAACCGTTATATTCAATTAAACAAAAAATTATGAGTTTTTAATTGCTTCTAATATTTGTTGTTATATTTAGTAAAAATTAATTTATACCTATGAAAAAAGAACAATATGCAGTTTATGAAAAAGAACCAAGACACGGAAAAGATAAAAACGGAGTGATACTTGCACCATTTAACACTAAGGAAGAAGCCGAAGAAGCAGGTAAGAAATATGGTTATTATGGTGATAATTACTATGTAGATAAACTCATAAATTAATTTTTATCGAATATAACGGTTCTCAGATATATTTAGGTTTTCATTTTAATATATACACTAAAATAACAAAAGAAGATGAAACTTTTAAAAACACAAAAACAGTTGAACGAAGCATCGGAAAACTTGAATATATCTGATGTTAGTGAGAGTAAAAAATTAGACAAAACTCTATCAAACCCCGAGTTCGATAATCTTATCGATAAATTATCTGAGATGGGTGTATCACATGATGACGTAGAAAAGTTTAAAGAGTATTCAATCGAATTTGAGAACGAAAATGATGAATATGAAAAGAAGGCGATTTTAGATACATTCTCATTAGATATATCAATGGATTATGAAAGTTTATACGATGAAGTGGAAGATGATATATCAGACTTATATTATGAGACAGGATTAGACCCTATGGAGTTTTAATTTTTTATTCTTACTAACGTTTGGGTGTATGAGAAGGTTTGCTTTGATGAACTTTCAAAATCACCACTAAACTTGATAGCAAACTTTCTTATACACCTTGTTATATGCTGTGCGGATTTAACCACTAAACTACCTACGAAGAACAGAACCTTTTTGTTTTATTTTTGTGGGTGGAAAATTAAAATTTGAATATTTATATATATATAATAAAACTATTTAATAGTATGGAATTAAGAAAATTTATAGCAACTACTATACGTGAATATTTGAATGAAAGTCAAATCGAACAAATTAGAAATACTGGGCTATCAGTTAGTAATAAAATTGAAGGTGGCTTTTTAACTAAAAAAGAAGTTGATGAACTTCAAAGAGAAATTGAATCAAATTATGATACAACACCTAAATTTGGACAAGATAGTAATGACATAAGAAAACGTTTGTATAATTATGATAATCCTTATGCAGAAAAAGATATTAATGGTGTTAATTTAAGAATAGTACAAGGTTTGATAGAGGGTGAGCCATATTCTGGTAATAGAAGAAAAACTTGGTTATTATATGCTGATGGTAAAATTGTTGGTAAATTTTATAAAGTGGATGATATTAAAAAAGTTATTAAACATATTGAAGATAATTTAGTTAAATCAATATCTAATAATCCAAAAGAATTGGGTGGGTAAAAATAAAACAAAAAGAATGTTACGATGAAACTTAATATGAAGTACCAATGTAGCATTGCATATAACGGCTGCGTGTATGAAACGTAATGGATTAGATGCACTAAACTTTAAACATAAAATGAACTATAATAGAAATATGAACTTTAAATATACCACTGAAACCATTATGTTTTATACACGATGTTAGCAGTAGTACGGATTTAAACCACAAATGCTCAATCGAAGAACTGAACCTTTTTTTCTTTTCTTTTTGTGCGGTGGGAAAATAAAATTGAATAATGGAACGAAATATAATTTATAACGAAGATTGTAAGATTACCTTGAAAAAACTTCAAGATAAATCTATTGATGGTGTAATTACATCACCACCATATAATATAAATACTGAAAGAAGCGATTGTTATTACAATAACGGATATTCTGAATTGGATGGGTTAAGTGAAAATGATTATCTTGAAGTAAGAACTAATGAATTTAAAGAATTTTCAAGAGTGATAAATGATACTGGTGTAATTTGCTATAACATATCTTATGCAAAAGAAAATCCAATACTACCAACATTGTTGGTTGCTAAAATTCACAATGAAACTGATTTAACTATTGCGGATATTATTTGTTGGAAGAAACCAAATGCTATACCTTTTCAGACTTCACCAACTAAATTGAGTAGGATTACTGAATTGATTTATGTTTTTGTGAAGAAAGAGCATTTACACACATTCAAAACCAACAAGGAAGTAAGTAAGGTAAATAAAAAAACAGGTCAAAAGTTTTACAAAAACTATGTGAATTATATTGAAGCAAGAAACAATGACGGATACCAATGTCAATTGAAAGCATCATTTTCGCAAGATTTAGTAAATCAATTAATAAATATTTATTTTCCAAAAGGTAGTTTAATTTACGAACCGTTTACTGGAATAGGGACTACACAATTAAGTTGTATTGAAAATGAATGTGATTACATTGGTAGTGAATTAGTAAAAGACCATTATGAAATTGCTTTAGAGAGGGTTAGAGAAAAAAGAAAAGAAAAAGAATTTAATCTAATAACTTCATTCGGAGATGGGATGTAGTATTACTGCTAACGGACAGGCATTGCCGCCGTTGCATTTGAATGGCGGCAATGCAGTGTTAGGCCACGTTCTTTTAACTTTCAAAAGCAAAAGGCAATGAAGCGATTTCACGAAACCGCTGATGGCAAGTTCATTGAACTAAAGGACTTGACAGACGAGCACCTTGCCAACATCATAAAGATGATTGAACGCAAGGCCAAGGATGGCATTGATCTCGTGTTCGGCGGAGGACACGGTGATTACGAAGAAATGTGGGGTGATGTTGAACACCTGCATGGGCAGGAAGTCTTTGACCACTTCGGGTACGAGAAGTACAAGAAAGAGCAGCGTCGTCGTATTCGTCTTCGGAATGTGGCCTAACGATTTGGTGTATATGTAGTGTGAGATTTGAAACACTAAACTTGACTGAACTACAAATGTTGATTAGAATGATGAACTTGAATATACCACTGAACCTCACATTACATATACACCTTGTTATGTGTAGGTGTGCTTATTTATCACCAACCTTCAATCGGAGAACTGAAAGAAAATTTTAGAAAAAAGAAGGGAGGGAAATTTTTAATAATTTTTAATCTTTGTGTCCTTAAATTTTTTATTTAAGAATTTTTTGTTATATTTGTAGAGTTGAATTAGTATTAATAACTAAATAAAAAATAAAATGAATATAAATGAATTAACAAACCCAATAAAAGTGTGTGATTTATCATTAAACGAAAATGACAATGATAGAGCATTGTGGAATATAACATGGAACAGAGATGTTGATAACACAATCCTTTCACAGAAAAATGGTAGATGTTATTATATTGTTGTTAATGGTGAAATATTCAAGATAGGATATTCAGATTGTGATGGTGGTATAAAATCAACCATAGGCTCATATAGAAGTTCTGGTAATTCCGGGAGACCTTCTGATAGAACACATGGTATTCATGTTTTAATAGCGGAGCAATTATTATTAGGCAATAAAGTTGAAATATACTTTCATTATAATCCACTTATAAATGTTAATTTAACACTTATGGATGGTTCTGTTGTTTCAATAGAAAATTCAATTTCTGGTAAAATATTAGAATTAAAAAACATGGAAATATATAAAAATAAACATAATGATTTTCCTGTTTGGAATTTACAAGAGGCTGGAAAACCTTGGCCGACACACATACAAGAAAGTAGAAATAACTTATTATCGGGAAATCCTTTAAAATTAAATGAAATAAAAGAAAGATTATTTTAATCTTTCTTTTTAACTATTAATATTTCGTGTGATTTTTTAACTACTTCACTATTGTTCAATTCTATTCTATTCTTACCAATTCTTTTTTCACCATTACTCATAGAATAATTCCACTCTGGAAAATAAAAATCAAAATCTTTGTAGTATTCTCTTATTGTTTCACAATTATTATACGAAAGGACAAAATCACCATTATGTGATAATAGTAAATCTCTTAATAATTCGTGATCAAAACCACTATGATGAACATCTATATTTTTCATCGGATACATACCTTTGTGCATTTTATTATCACTATCTTTATCTAAAAAATAAGGTGGGTCAAGATACAAAAAATCGTTTTTATGTTTTATTATAGATTTTTCAAATGGTAATTGTTCAACTTTTAGATTATCACATTTGAAATCTTTTATTTTATCTATCATAGATCTCCATTTTTTATCATTTAGATAAACACTTGAACCCCAACCTAAATAACCTGGACCATAAGAACAATTGTGATTGAAATAATAATATGCTGCCAACTTTATATCATCCAACTTTATTATATTTTCTCTTTTGTAGTGATCAGTATTCCAATCTTTCAACATTTCTTGCGTCTTATCTAAACACATCAATATTTCTTTAATTCTAATATACTCACTATCTGTTGGTTGTATTTTTAATAACTCATTATACAATTCTTTTGGTTTGTTTAGTAATATATTCCAAAAATTAACAAGTACATCAAATACATCATATCCAACAACTTCTTTATTTAGGTTTCCTGACCAATGGACTTCAAGGGATCCACCACCAATAAAGGGAGATACTATTTTATCATATTTTTCAACAAATGGTGTTATCTGTTTAATGGCTTTACTTTTACCACCAGCATATCTTAATAATGTTTTCATAAATAAATTTCTTTTTCTTTTATATATTAAATTCCAAAATTAGTTTTCTGTATTTTCTGTAAAATAAATAAAACTTTATGAAATAATTAATATATAAATTATAGTAGAAAAATTAAAAATAGTTTGATGAAAAAGAGACGAGATAAAGAATACTTTACATTAAATCCAGAAGTTAGAAAAGAATTTCTAAAACATATAGAGGAAAATAACCTAAATAAATCAAAGTTGATAGAAACTCTTATAGAGGAATATATGAAAAAAGTTAAAGAAAAATAAAAAAATTTCTTATCTTTGTGTTCTTAAAAAATTATTAAAAATGTGCGGTGGGTTTTTTCTAAAATTTTCTAACACAAAAGTTGATTCGGAGGACAGAACCACACTTACACATAACGGTAGGGCGGTTGGCGCAGTGCGTATTATTAACGATAAACTAAATTAGAATGAAAGCAGAAGATTTTTACAAACAACGAAGCAACTCAATAAGGGAGTTGTGGGCATTATCACCAAAGCAAATTGAATACATAGGTTTGATTATGGAAGAGTATGCAGCATTGCGCCAACCGCCTGTTAGCAGCAGTTTTTCATCTGAAAGCGACCATATTTGTATGATGTACTTAGATAAGCAAAGAACTTGTATGGTTTGCGGTAAACAAAATTGCTGCTAACGTTTTGCGTATATACGCAGTGCAACCGAAAACTTTATTTGAAACACAAAAATTGAAATTATGATAAAAAATTTGATTGAAAAACTGAAAGCATTGCGTATATACGCTGTTATAAGCCGTTTTTTATTTCCATACAAAACTTGGATTGAAATGAGAGAAAAATCTAAAGACGAGTATGGAGAAAAATTATGCTACTGTGGACATACCTATAAATGCACTTGTTCCAATCCAGATAAAACTTTGTTTAAGGAAAGTATAAAACGTGGTAGTATAATTTTATGGGATAAAGAGAACGGTTGGAAAAATGGCTTATAACGGCTGACGCTATACGAAGGTGGGGATTAAGATGCACAACCCTTGCTTACCGCACAAAAGCAAATTAGATGCACAACTGTACAATTTTGGCACACAGCCCCACTTTTGTATAGCGTATGTTATAGGCTGTTAAAAAGAATTTTATGACAACTGTTAAAGAACTTAGAGAATTACTCGCAACAATGCCTGATGATTATGAAGTGGTTATTTATCCGAAATATTCATCCGATAAAGTTGATGGATATAGAAAGCACAGATTTAGAATTGACCAAGTTTGTGAACAAGAACCGTATGCTGTATCAATTAAAGACGATGCTGAAAAATTAAAAACTTATTTCGGGAGTAAAGATTATGAAGAATATGAGGTAAATAACCACGTAGCTATTCTTTTTTAATTGCCTATAACGTCTGATGATAAACAATCGTTTTAATGTTGTTTATCATTTGTTATATTTTAGTATCAAAAATTTTATACAAATTAAAAATATGAAAAAAGAAAAAGCGGAAAAGGAAATAAAACAACTATTAGATAGTGGTTTAAGTTTTGATTACAAAATTGATATGAATATCATAAATAAACAAATGTTCTGTATTGAACGGGAAGGATTTTCTATGGGCGATATTATATCAAAACTTAAAGAAGGTGAGAAAATTTTGTTCTATCTTAACGATGGTTATAGATCAGATTGGGATGATAAGAAAGGATATTCACCTCTTTATCAAATAAAAGATAGAGAAGGAAGTATCTATTGGAAACATGACACTTATGGAGAGTGTGTTCGTATAGATAGTGATATGGGTTCAATCAGAGAATGGTGTAACGAATTAAACGAAATTTATAGTATAAAAAATTCATAAAATTTTTGATATTGAATATAACGGTTGCAGATATACTCAATTTGGGATTAAATAGTAGAAACTTTAAAATTAAGATAAAATGAATAAAGAGAAACAAGAGTGGGATAAACATCTAACACCCAAATTGGGTATATCTGATGTTATGCAACGT